GCAGACGGCTACCGCTTCCGTGAGGAGGATGTGCTGCTGCTCTGGATAGCAGCGGAGGAGCTGGTCGGGGATGAAAGGGAAGGGCAACGGGTCGGGGGGGACCAGGCGTAAGAATCGTCTCCCCCGGGTGCAGTTGTGCAGGCGTTGCCGCAAGACGTTGTTCCGGACGTGGGAGGTGGCCGCTGGGGCAGCCGCGAGGCAGACCGGCGGAACGGGGCGGGTGTACTGGTGCCCCCAGGGTGGGGGCTATCACATGACGCACCTGGACGCGGGGGAGTACGACCGGCGGCGGGCCATCCCACTAGAGGAGGAGACGGTGAAGGACGAGGAGTCGGCGTGGATCCGGCCGGGCTGGTTCGTCGCGGTCTGTGGGTACGGGCGGTGTCGTGAGGCGGCCGGGTTCCGTAGCCGCGAGAAACGCGACCGGTGGGCTTTCGATCATGGGTTGGCTGGGCATATGGTCCGGTTCTTCTGCGGAGTCGAGGAGGGTGAGGGTGAAGGTTCCGACGTTGTTCCTGCGTGATCCTGGAACGCAGCGGGTGATCGACGAGGTGCGGCCGGGTTGCGAGTGGGTGCTGGCGGAGGAGGGTGTCCCGACGCGGATGTACGACGGGATCGGCCTGCTGTATGACGGGAGGGGCTGGTGGCAGAAGGCGTTGGGGAACACGGGGGACGAGCCGGATTACGCGTGGGTGCGCCCCTCCGCGAAGGTGAGCAAGTGCATTACGTTGGGTATCGGTCATGCCGTCACGATGATCATCGGGACGTATGAGCTGTGTGGCCCGGACATCCACAACAACCCGGAAGGGCTGGACGAGTACGCGTTGATCCGCCACGCCGGGCTGCCGGAAGTTCCCAACGTACCGCTGACGTATGACGAACTCCGGGACTTCATGAGCCGTTGGCCGCACGAGGGGATCGTGTGGCATCACCCGGACGGGCGGGCGGCGAAGCTGAGGGTGACGGACTTCCCGCGTTGATTGATCTCGGTAACTACCTGTATGCTTAGGGCATACAAGAGACGGAGGGAGGGGACGTGACAAAGTACGCTGCCCGCGCCATCGCGGTAGCCGCCGCCATCCTGCTCATCGTCATGATCGCGGCCCAGATCGGGCCGCCCCAGTAAGAAAGGGAGTCATGCGTACCAAGGCTCAGATGAAGGGATGCGCCGGTACTGCCGTTGGCGTCTTGGGCGTCATCGTCGCGTTCTTCGTGTTCGCGATGCTGGTAGCAAGCGGGGTGATCAAGTGACCACAGCGCGGGTCCTTCTGATCCTCGCCTGTCTCTGCGCCATCGGCGCGGTGATCCTGTGCGCTATCGCGGGCCCTCCGGGGGTGACGCAGTGAGGGGAATTGCGATCTTCGTGTGCTTGCTCATCGCAGCAGGGTCCGGGGTAGCGCTCGGGTATGTGATGGGTGTTGGGGCGGTGGTGTGTCCGTGAGCGCCCCCGCACCTACGCCCGCGCCGCGCCGCGAGGTGACGGCTGACTTGTCGTTCCTGGACCGGATCAAGGAATGGGTCGGGGACGCTTTCGGCACGCTGATTGTTCAGCCGTGGTTCTGGACGGCGATCGGGGCAATTGTGGTCATGCTGTTGATCCGCAGTTTCCTCATGTCCCTCGGGCTTAAGTTGAAGCCTGTGATCATCGTTGTGGTGACGGTAGCCGCCACGCTCATCGTGCTGGGGTTGACCCGGTGACCCGCAAGCTGCTCCTGTGGTTTGGCATCTGCTTCCTGATCTTCTTCGTGGCCTTCCGGCCAACCGCAGCCGCCAACGTGTTCAGCAGCCTCGGCGCCGGGATCATGAACGTCTGGCACGGCTTTGTCGCCTTCTGGCAGAGCCTGTTCGGATGAGGCGCATCGTCCTCGCCGCAGCCGTGGGGGTGACAGCAGCCGCCTGGTTTCTGTTCCTCTACGCATGGCAGGGGAAAGGGCACCTCGACCCTGGGGTCGGGGTGCTCTGCCTGCTATTGACCTACCTCACCTACCGAATTGGAAGGAGCAAGAGCTGATGCCGGCGTTCGTCGCCCTCGTTATGTGGATGGCCGGACTGGGAATGGTGATCAGCTACGCCGTGGTGCCGGAGGACGACGTGAAACGGGGGGACTTCCTCACCCTCGGCATCATCTTCTTCGTCATCGCCGCTGTAGCCACCTACGCGTCTACTCGGAGGGAGCCGTGAGCAACTGGGGCGGGCCGGGCAAGGGTTGGGGAGGCACGAGCCTCCTCGTCAGCATGCTGATTGTCGCGGTGGTTAGCGTCGCGGTCCTGGTGCTCTGCGCATGACAGGCTTCTACCGGTTCCTTGCAGTCCTTCTGACCGCGATCCTGCTCGCGGCCGGCGCGGCGTACGCCTGCGACGTGATCACCTTCGGGGCATGACCCAAGACTGTGGCCCCCAGCAAGTGCTGGGGGCCACAGTCTTGGCCGGACAGAGCTAGGGGACAGGGTACGACACGGACGTCTCCACCCCGACGCGCCTCATCTGCCGGATAGGCGTCACCACGTACCCCTGGTTAGAGATCCAGATCCGGGTGAACGACTTCGCCTCCTGCGAGTACCGCATAGTCACCACCTGCCCGCGACGTACACCGGGAACGAGGATCGACCCGGTGTACGTAACCGGAAAGGGGTCGAACTCCGTTTCGTCAACGGTGATCCACACCGTGCCCTTAGGTTTTTCCGGGCCGGGGGCCACCTCGTAGTGAGCAACGATCAGCGGGGGCCTGTCGAGGTCGACCTGTGGCTCTACCGGCTTCCGTGCCTGATGGGACAGGACGGTGAAGGCGACGAGCAGCGCGGTAGTGAACGCTACCCAGCCAGCCAGTTTCTTCACGTGCACTCCTTCTACTTGGTCAACGGGGGGACGAGCACCGAAGCGGCGCAGGGGTTGGGGGGGTCACCGGGGTAGCTGACGCGTACCTCGGGTGAGCGCGGGGCGTGCTTGCCGGACACGAGGATCGTGCAGGTGACGGACCTACGCTGGCTGATCGAGCCGAGAGGGGCGGCGGTAAGGAAGAACTCGACGGACTCGAACGCGGGTACCGTAATGTCTTCCTTGTAGGTCTTGGACCAGCTTGCCTCGGTCCACTCCTGCCGTCCGTTGAGGGAGCTGAGGCTGTGGGCGCTGACGTAGGCGCTGGCCGCCTTGCCGGCTACGTCGCTGACCTCGACCTGGAGGGTGACGATCCGCTCGTCGCTGGTTGAGGTCTGCGTCACGTACCAGATGCTGCCGCCGCCGAGCAGCGCCACGACGGCAAGGATCTTGAGTTTCGTGCCGAACCTGATGCCGGTCTGCGTGGTCATTTGATCGATGACCTCCTTTCTCTTGTATGACGCTAACATACACCCCTGACACTTTCTGTCCCCCGGCGGTGGTAGCGTCCGGCGTATCCGTGATGGAGACCCGCGAGAGGGGTGGGGCGCGATGCCCAAAGAGATCATCCACGATCAAGTCGGACAGTTTGATCTTGTCGTGACCTGGTCAGCCGACGACGAGTACGTCCAGATCGGCATGCAGACCCGCGACGGTGTATCGATAGCTGAGGTGCTCACCCCGGCCGACGTCCGCGCCGGGATCGTCCCTCTCTTCGAAAGCATCTGGGGGACGTTCAACCGACCTCAGCTTCAGCGCACCCTCGCGGCTATCAAGCGCGCACGTAACAACGTCTACGGAGCTGACGAGTGACCACCTACACGATCGACGCCACAGCGCCGGACGGCTCGGAGCTGACTGGGATACTGACGCACACCGCCACGCCGGAGCCAAACCCGCCGGAGCTGCACCTCGGGGTCAACTGTTCCGACGCGAACCTGGCCCGGGACCTGGGCTGGTATCCACGCATGCGTTACCAGCGCGCGTTTGGGCCGACGAAGTGGCCCACCTCCCGACTGGCGTCCCTGCCGCGTCACATCCTGGTGCACGCCTCCTGCGACGGGCCCTGGGTACCGGCGGAGTACCGGGCCTGGTGCGAGAAGCTGACCCGCCCGGTGCTGACGTCGTGGAAGCATGAGCCGCACGCGGGCAAGATCGCGCCGTCGGAATTCGTGGACACCTGCGAGGAGCTGGCGGAGATCTCCGCTGACTACCCGCTGGTGCTTGGGGCGGGGCCGGTGCTCACCCGCGCGTGGGTGCAGAACGGCGGCGACCCGCAGGTGTACCTGTTCAGGGGCGCGAAGTTCCTTGGGTTGGACACGTACAACAACCACTCCACCCTGTACCGGGAACCGCCGGACATGTTCGACCCGCGCCGGGCTGTGCTGTCGCTGGCGAAGGAGCACGACATCCAGGTCGTGTGGCCGGAGTGGGGGATCGAGAAGATCGGTTCGGACCCGTCGGGTGAGGGCCGCGCCCGCGCTATCCGCGATCAGGTGTACTACCTGCGGCTGTGGGCGGACAACGCCCCCGAGTACCTCATCCCGCCGTGTGTTGCCTGGTGGGACTTCGGGGGGGATGAGCTGGTAGGGGCGGATCCGGGGCGCCCAACCCTGATGACGCTGGTCGACCAACAGCGGTAGCCTGTTACTTCCCGGGTAGGTGCACCCTCGGGCGCGCGTCACGTGCACGTGACAGCGTCTGAGCCGGCCCGGGATTCAGAGCGCGATGGAGCAGCTCGGTAGCTCGCCAGCCTCATAAGCTGGAGGTCAGCGGTTCAAATCCGCTTCGCGCCACGCCGGAAGTACCCGAAGTGGACACAACGGACTAGCTGCGTAGAGCCGCAGTGAAGGGGCTGGGTAGCGTCGGCCCACGCGGGTTCGAGTCCCGCCGCCGGTACAAGGGTTGACCTGTGTGCAGATTGGGGCTACTTCTCCTGTTAAGAGGGTGGTCCAGGTTCAAATCCTGGCGGGGGCTTCGGCTCCCGTAGCTCAACGGCAGAGCACCATGTACCTCGGTCGACTGGTTCTAGGTCAACCCGTCAGCTTGTGGCTCGGACCCCGTAGTCGGGGATAGGACGCAGCGGGAAGACCCAGCCGTAGGTTCGGTACCGGGACCTGCGGCTGGGCTCCGAGCGACCAAGCTAGGCGTGCGCTACGTAGGAACACTCGGCCGGTGACGGCGGGGCCTCATCCGCAACGATCTCCGCCCCACCGTGGTCGAGGATGTCTGCGGTGATCTGGCCAGGGCCTGCCGCATGGACTACGAGAACGTCACCCTCGGACAGGACGTACACCCGGTTGAAGCCCCGGGTGTACCGCTGCGGGCCGGGCGGGTTGGGTACGCCGTTGACTGTGATGAGGACGGACACGGCCTGCGCGGCGGGGCGGTCCTTCGGGAACCAGTACACGCGGGCGGTGACGATCAGCCCTCTGCGGTCCAGGTTGGTGCGAGTGGCGTAGACGGCGACACTGCCCGCGAGGAGCAGTACAACAGCAGCTCCAGCGAGGCGGGTACGGACAGACATGTCTCCCCTTCTGTTGTCTGTCGCGACGCTACAGCGGGTAGTGCTGGTAGTGGTTGTCGATCAGTGCGGTGAGCTGATCGCGCAGCAGCCTGGCATTTTCGAGGGTGAGGTGAACGGGGGCCTCGACCTTCGGCCCGTCGGGGTTGTTGAGGTTCTCCGGGGCGCAAGCGCGCAGCCAGATATGCGGTCCTTCCGCTGCGCTGGACTCGTAGACACTCACGGTGCTGCCGGTGGGTCGGGCGCCGTAGGAGCCGAGGATCTCGGGCATGTGGGTGAAGCCCCGGTCGGTAGTAGTGGCTTTCAGGTGAGCAAGCTCTGTATTGTCCATGCAGACAATGCTCCCCGAGTTTGACGGCGCCGTCAACACGACGACTAGCTCAACTCCCCCGGGCGGGCCACCACCCAACGGCCACCGCGACGCACCTCGACCTTCAGCTCCTCCTCGGGGATGGCCAGCCGCTGCGCCTCGGCCTCTACCACGGCCAGCCGGCCGGTCTGAATGGCCAGCCACAGCCGGAACTCACGGGTGTCGACCATCCGGCGGAACGCGGCCCGCTTGTTTTGAAGCTGGGACCGCTGCTCGCGGGCTTCACCCCGAGCACCGGAAGGGTGGTGGATGACCCGCGTCCCGGTGTCGCGTTTGTTCTGGTTCTGCCCACCATGGCCGCCGGCCCGGAAGTGCTGCACTTCGCAGTCATGGATCGAGACGGACAGGATCCGCTGCCGCTCACCCCTTCATATAGTCACGCCATACAGCCTACAGCTGCCCAGGGCGGAGCGCCCAGCCAAGGCCGTCCCGCTGGCTTTCCTGGAGGCGGAACTGCTGGCCACAGGAACACTCCACGATGGTGCCCACTCCGATCTCCCGAGCGGCCACCAGAGCAGCGAATTCCGCATCCAGCTCAGGGCGGCAGTTGTGCTGCGGCCTGACCAGCTTGACGATCTTAGCCATCAACCCTCCAGAGAATCTGCGGGCCGTACATCCGATCGACTGTCCGGCGCCAGCGTCTATGTAGGTAGGCGCAGCGGACGCTCTGGCGCACAGCCCAAGGCACAACCCCCACGCCGCGCCGCCGCTGGAAACGTCGCTCGAGCCAGTACAGGAGCCGGTGGGTCAGCCTCTCCCAGACGTGGTGGTACAGGAACGCGACCAGGTAGGAGTGCCACGGCTGCGTGTAGACAGCCGTGTAGGTCTGCCGGTAGTCCCTCCCGTATAGGTGCCCGGTTTCATACCGGGCTGCCCGCAGCAGAGTAGGGCGCAGCCAGCCGTTGCGGCTGGCTGGTGCGTTGCCCGACCAGGTCATGACGCTTGTCCGGCCTGCCACAGCACCTCCGAACCGGCGGCCGGCTGCCCATTGCGTTCCCAGTGATGGTCGCTTTCCTCGCCGGGCCGGTCCAACCACAAGTTGTAGTAGTCGCCGACGCCGGACCGGCGGAAGCTGAGCACTTCCCGGTCGGGGTCCCACATGATCTGGTCGAAGGCCGGGTTGCCGGAGGCGAGAAGCGACAGCGCTGTAGCAATGCGATCAGTCATCGACGGCCACCGACATCGACTCGATGTCGGTGGCGGAGAGCAGCCGGTCCCGCCACTGCGGCCCCCAGGTGTCTAACGGGAACGGCCCCGTCGTGGCGATCTGCCCACCGGGGTTGATACCCAACTTATGGGAGACGAGCATCGCCCCAACCGGACTCGCTGCTGTAACGATGCAGACACCGAGGAAGCTGCGGCCCCCGGGGCGTATCTCGCCGGGCGGTACCCAAACGCTCGGATCGACGAACGACAGCCACCACAAAAATTTGGCAGCGCCGCTCTCCTCCAACGCCATCGCGGTAGCCACTGCCGCCTCGCGCCGCGCCTCGCGCCGCTGCTCCGCTCCATCGGTCACCTCGGCAGCTCCTGCATGTCCTCGACCAGGTCCAGCAGTCGGGCACGCCAACGAGCGCCTTCCCGGTCCTGCGCGATGTGCACGTGAAGATCAGCCAGGACGGGGGTCACGCTGACGACACCTTTGGTCAGCTCCAGCGCCTGCCTGATCTGCTCGGCGTCGTCTTCGTGGAGGTCCCGATCCAGGATCACCACGTATCCAGAGTGCCGGTCGGTCACCGCACACCCCAGTCATCACCCACAAGGACAGGCTGCGTCGCGTCTACCGGCTCGGTGTGACGCTTAGTGGTAGCCCACGGAACCCCATAGGGGCCCAGCTCCTCGAGCTTCGCCACCACATACCTGAGCTGCGCCAGCAGCATCATCCGCTCCAGGGGGCGCATGTCGTCGAGGGTGTCATCTTCGGCCTTCTCGACGATCGGGACCATACCCTTACCGTCGCGGCCGGTGTAGTACAGCTCGAACGCGGGACGCTGCCTAGTCGACATCGTGGTCCTCCCTGATCGCTTCGCGTACGGCCGGGCCCTGCACCTCGAGGGTCAACGCGCCGATGTCCAGCCGGATGGCCTTGTGGTAGTACTGCCGGTAGTTCAGCCTGAGGTACACGTCGGTCTGGTCAGCCATGAGGGCCCGCATCGATCAGGCGGAACTGGACCTGGGCACCGTCCAGCTCGGTCAGATCACGACCCTGGAACCTGAGGTCCATGTGCGTAGCAAGCCGAGGCTCCCGACCATCGCGGGTCTCCTGAACGACGCGAACGAGGGGCGAGTTGCTGCCCCACGTGTACTCCATCCACTTGCCGGACGGTCCGCCCGCTGCGGAGACAGCCATGCAGATCTTGAAGGTGTCGGCGTCGAGCCGCTCACAGGTGAATCGCTCGATGCGTCCCCAGATAGGAGCGTGCCTGATGACGTCGTCAGCCTCATGTTCGGTCACTGTGCGTGTCTCTCCTTCGGTCTCGGCCCGGTGATCCGGGGCACTCCTACCCGCCAGTAACAACGTTTCGTACGGGTATAGCCACACTTCCTGGTCACGCTGCGTTGACATGGAACTCGCCTTCGATCGCGGTGCGCCGGGCCTCCACCTCCGCGAGGCCCTCCAGCACCCGCTGCCGCCGGACGGACAGCTCCTCGGATGCGATGACGACCGTAGTGTGTTCCTCGACCTGCACCGGGGCGTCGAGGCCGAGTACCCGCGCCTCCCGTTCCATGACCTTCAGCACAATCTCGGCTGCTTTCGGGTCTGGGGGGACACCCTGCGCTACCGATCCGAGCGCCATAGGCAGCCAGCGGCGGTACAGGGACTCCAGCCTGTCGACGTAGAGGGCCCGCGCCTGCGCGAGGGTGGTGGCGGAGAACTCGACAGCCCGTTTCGCGAGGGCCCGCTGGCAGAGCTGCACGGCGCTGCCAGCGCCCCGAAGCCCGAGGACGGTCGCGATCTGCTTGTATGTGGCGCCGGCCACCATCAGGTCGAGCGCGCGGCGTTCCCGCTCGTTGATGGTGGAGGAGTTGGCGCGGGTCTTGGTGATGGCCTGCCGCAGGTCGATCCCAACCGCGTCGCGGATCTCCGGGACGGTCATCGCTGAGGTGTCCATGTCAGGCACCGAACCTGCGGCGGGACGCCTCGTACGCGGCCGGGGGAGCGCTGCCCTGCGGGGCGACGTACCGGATGCAGGCGGAGCAGGGGGTGGGGTGCTTGAACTGGACGACGAGCTGGTAGCAGTCCATGCCCTGCTCGGGGTGGCACAGGTCGAGCCAGGTCTGGTCGTCGTCGGCTGCCCTGTCGTCGAGGGCCACCCAGGCTACCCGCGCGTGCCCGCGCGCAGGCTGCCGGCAGTGCGCGCAGAACACCAGGTCAGCCATCAGGCAGCACCCGCTTACGGACCTCATCGGGTTCGCAGCTGTACACCACGTAGGAGACCTGCCCCGGGAACAGCCGGCGCAGCGCGGCGGCTACCTCGTCATGCCGGGGCAGGTACCGGCCGGGGAGGTACAGCTCGAACGGCTCCCGCTGCGCATAGCTCTCCCGGAGCTGCGCGGCGGTGCGCTGAGCTGCCTCGGTTGCGTCAGCCACTGTCCACCTTCTCCCGGGTGCGCCGGGTACGGGTCGCCTCCTGTTCAGCGTCTCCGCACTCCGCCATCCTTGTACGGAAGTACGATACAACGCTGATCCGTTCCGCGCCGCAGAGGTCGCACGGACCGAACAGCCGTGTCCCGCAGGGGCAGACGATAGCCGCGTTGGCGTGCCAGTCGTGCGCGTCCATCAGCAGCAGGTCTCCGTCGTGCATGTCCACCGCCACCCGGTACTCCGGGAACATGAGCTGCCCGCCCATGTAGGTCCCGCGTCGCAGGCAGGCGATGGTGGAGAACCCAGCGTCCAGGTCCCCTTTGTCTGTGTGCATCCCGGTTGAGTACGTGTTGTTGACCGTGACGGTCGTGAACGGGGTGCCGGGCACTACCCATGCCTTGTCGGTGCGGGAAGCGACGGATGCCTGCGCGGCGTACCGGTCGGGGACGTGCGCGCGGAGCTGCGCGGCTACAGCGCGTAGCAGCGGCGCGAGAGCTTGCCATGAGGGCACGTTTTTGCCTGTCCAGGCGCTGAGCCGGCAGAACTTTTGGTGTGCGGTGGGGTCTAGGGCGCCGACGACGATGCTGGGGGTGCGTTTGCTGTCGGCGTGGCCGGTGGTGCCGTAGGGGATGGCGCGGGTTGCGGAGGCTAGTTCACGGTTGGTTGTCTTCAGCTTGCGCAAGTCGTGAAGTATGCCGTATATGGTTGGGTTTTGGGTGTATTCGGTGAGGGTGTTGGGGAGGTAGGCGGCGAGGGGGCGTCCGTCTGGTTTGTAGATGCGGGTGGGGCCGGTGAGGAGTATGTCGTAGTCGTGGGGGCCGAGGACTTTGCCGATTTTGGGGGTGAGGTCTGCGGGGCGGAGGCGGTTACGGAGGCGGATTTCGATCATGTGAGCCTCCGCTCTATCCATTCCCGCCGTTTGGCGGTGTCGTTGGGTCCGGCTTCGTTCCACTTTCTGCGGGCTTCGGCGGTGGCTTCTTTCCGCCAGCCTCGCCGGGCGGGGCGGGTTTTGCGGCCTTCTTCGGTCCAGGTGTCTCCACAGCCGCAGCAGGTGAAGGCGACCCCGTACCAGAGGGTGTCAACTTCGACGAAGCGGCGGCGTTGCCGGCAGGTGCCGCAGGTGAGGATCCTCCGGCGGAGATAGGACTCGGGGACGCAGACGATGATGTTGGGTCCACCGTGCGGGTCGGTGAGGGTGACACAGCCCATTCAGGTCTCCTATCAGCGTGGCACCAGCGGAGGCTGTCGCCAGCGCGGAGGTCACGGCGGGCCAGCCGGGTGGTCACCAGCTCGTCGGCGAGCCCCAGCACCTCGGCGAGCAGCTCACCAATGGTCTTCATGTCCCTTTTCCTTTGGTTACCCGCCGCCTGCGTGGCGGTAGCCGGTGCTGTCCGTGTCTTTCCATAGTCGCTTCCTGCGGGCCCGTTCGGCACGTTTCCGGGCTAGCGGGCGGGTGGCTTTGGTGAGGTGGTGGCGGAGGCACCAGCGGCACAGGTAGCGGGTCATGGGGTAGAGGGTGCCGCGTCGGTTGATTTCGTCGACGGCCTTTTCGGCTTCTTCCCGGGTGACGTAGTTGAGCTTCGACTTGCAGACGGCCCGCGAGCGTGCACACATCCAGCATTCTTCGAAGGGCCACGGGCCGTGGTTCTTGGTGTGGTACTTCTCGGGGGACGTAGGGGGCATCAGTCCTCCGGGTCTCTGTAGTCGGCTACTACCTTCAACCTGACAACTAGGCCGTTGGCGGCTTGCGCGTACCGCCGGGCGTCTTCCTCGTCGAGCCAGATGCCGGCTAGTCCTCCCCGAACGGGGTACACCACCAGCCACACGTACCGCAGGCGGGCGGCTTCGCGGGCGGCAAGTTCCGTGAGGCGCCTTTCCTCCTGCCACTCCCGCATCATGGGTGAGCCAGGCGCCGGGACGAACGCTGTCACTGCTTCCTGATCTTCTGGCAGGTGGGGCAGTTGTCGGCCTGGCAGGGGTAGTCGTGGCCTCGGACGTGCGGGTGCCAGCCGGGGGGGATCTTCAGCAGGATCTCGTTGGCGCGGCGCGGGTTGTCTCTGATCACATCGCCCCATTTCGCTTTCAGTCGGTCGATGTTGTCCTGCTCGGTGTAGGGGTTGCGGATGTCGACAGCCCCGCCGGGGTTGTCGCGGTGCGCGAAGTCGGCGAGGAGGCTGCCTACCCGGGCGACGCGTCCATGCCAGGCGATGTGCTGCAAGGTGTAGTCGTAGTCCTCCTTCAGCGTGAGGGTGGTGTCGAACCGTAGCGGGGTGCCGTGCCGGACGTACAGCAGGTCCCCGACGATGAAGTGGCTGAGCTGCACCTGCGCGGGGGCGGCGTAGAAGGCGTTGGCGGTGGGCATAGCCCCGGCGAGGAACGCACCGTGTTGGGTGCAGGCGTGCCTGAGGTGCGCTACCGCAGCGCGGAGGCTGATCGGGAGGGTCTCGTTGGTGGTCTTGCCGAACGCCCATCGCAGCCCTTTGAGGTCGTCGGAAAGCTGTACGCAGTCCGCGCCGTTTAGCCAGGCGTCGCCGAGCGCCGCGTTCCGGGAGGTGCACAGGTCTCCGGACTCGACTACGTTCACAGCGCCGGCCGTCAGGTAGTCCTTGGCGTCGCCTTTGGCGACGTACCAGGTGACGGGCCCCAGGTCAGCGAGGTGTTTCTTCATCCGCGCTACAGCGCCGGGGCGTCGGGCCGAGATGACCGCGATGCGCCTGACCATCGCTACCCCAACTGCCTCATGGCCGCGTCGAGTGCTCGGTACACGATGTCCCCGTTGGTCAGTTCCTTGCCCCATTCACTGCGCAACCGCTCGCACCACGTCAACGCGTGGATCTTCTGGTCCGCAGGCATGACCAGGATCAGCTCCGCGAGCCCTTTCTCCTTCAGGGAGGTGTAGGCGCCGATCTGCGCCTCGCGGGCAGCTTCCTGCTCTGCGGTCTCGTTCATGTGAGCGTCGGTAGTTGGGTACTCGATGTCCTGCATGCCTTCCAGCACGAACCGCAGGTCTTCCACATCCTCCGGGGTGTACCCGGTGCCCTCGAGGTCTGCCAGCTCGGACAGCAACGCCAGCAGCTTTTCGTCTTCGTAGGTGGCGAGGTCTTGGATCCGGTTGTCGGCAGCGAGGATCCGCTTCTCGGCTTCGGGGGACAGGTTGTCCAAGAACGTCACCGCGATCTGCCCCCACGCCCCGGTGGGGTCTTCGACGTCCAGCTCCCGCATCGCGCGGAAGGTGTGGTTACCGGCGAGGACGTAGCTGGTGCGGCGGGACGCGACAATCGCCTTGTACTGCCGGGACTTCAGCAGGGACGCCTTGATCGCGGCAACGTCGCCCTTGTGTGGGTTGTCCGGGTACTCCGTCAACGCGCTGAGCGGCACATACTCGACGGTCAGCGGATGATCGACGGTGATGGTCAAGTCAATCTTCTTCGGCATGGCGGTACCCTACCGGGCTGTCTTGCCGGGCGGGACACGTGTCGTGTCGAGCCACGCCGGAGGGCGAACGACGGTCATCGCGTACCGGCCCGAACCCCAATCCAGATCCTGCGGACCATGGCTGATCATGACCTGGAGGGTTTCGTACGGTACCGGGGCATACCGCCACACGTCCTGCCCCACGTTGATCTGCCGGCCGCGCTGCACCCAGCTCCCGTGCACGTGCCCGTGGATCAGCCACTCCCCCGTGTTGACGGCGGGTCGCCACCCGGCGAAGCGGTCTTCGCCTTGGCTGTCGCCCTGCACGGGGAAGTGGCTCAGGTGCGCGCCGAGTCCCCGGTGGAAGGTCTGCTCCGGCAGGATCTCGAAGCCAACATCGACGTACCGCTGGTAGTCGGCGGGGCGCACCTTCCGATGCCCGCGCCAGCAGCGATCATGGTTGCCGGGCACGAGCTTCTTCCTGCCGTTGAGCCGCCGCGCCAACGGCAAGGTAGCCGCGAGACTACCAAGGGCGAAGTCACCCAGCACGAACACCGTGTCGGGTCTGCGCACCAGCGCATTCCATCGCCCGATGATCGACTCGTTCATGTCGTCGACGGACCGGAACGGCCTGTCGCAGAGCTGGATGATCCTCTCGTGGCCCAGGTGCAGGTCCGAAGTGAAGAACACTGTCACAGCTCCCCCCGTTGCCGCAGGTACCAACCTTGGATGTTGTAGATCACCACCGCGAGGGTGAACAGGATCAACAGACCAACCCAGTCGTTCATGGGGTCACCGGCTGACACTGGGCGAGCAGCGTGATCCCCACCAGCGACAGCGCCGCGATCGCGAGGAACGCCAGGGCCATCATCCGGAACCGTCCCACTAGCTCACCTCCTGGTCGCGGACCTCGGCGTCCATGGCGTCCTGCATCGCCTTGGCGGTGTCTTCGGGGCGGGTCTCGCCGGCCGCGTAGCTACGGGTAACACCCGCAGCGGCGGTGTAGAAGGACTGGGTACCCGCCCGGTCGGGGCGGACGTTGACGGAGTTGGAGTGCATGCCGTAGGCGTGACGTTCGTGCCAGGCGGCAATACCCTGCCCGGCGTAGACGACGCTCCAGCCTTCCTGCTGCACCTGCCGCAACAGCTCCGCGATGTCTTCCTTGGTGTTCTCCTGGGAACTGTTCTCCTCGCCGTCGGTCTGGATCATCATGTGTACCTTGTCGCCGGGCTGCACGAACCGACCCTGACGGAACCGAGCAATCCCCATCGAGACCGCGTCGAGCAGCGCGGTGTTGCCATTGGCCCAGTAGTTGACGTTGGTCAGCTCCGGGCTTCGCTCGACAGGCACGTTCTCGCAGAGGAGCCGAACGTCCGTGTTGAACAGGACGATGGTCATCGTGTACCTGTTCTCGCGGTCTTCGATCAGTGAAGCGCGGTAGGCGTTGTGCCCGCCGCGCACATCGGACGCGAGATGCGCCATCGAGCCCGACATGTCCGTGATCGCCAGCACGTGCGTGGTCTGCTGCTGCATAGATTCCCTCCCGACCTCGGCCCAGCCGAGGCATTCTGTGTCCCCACTGCGGTAGTGCTTGTAGAACTCCCCATCGAGGCGGAGCTTGCGGAGTGTGTTGCAGCCGGGGCAGACGGCGATGCGTAGCACCTCACTCCTTCCCGTGCGGATGTCTCCTCACACCATACAGGTACCAGTCGGGCCAGTGCCCCAACTCCCACTTCTCTTCCAGCGCGAACCCGTAGGTAGCGAGCCCGTTGGGGCATCGCAGCCGGTTCAGCGGACCGAGGGTGAACGGGAACCAGTCGAGGGTCCAACAGACCCAACTGAGCATGCTGACGTAGCGCCTGCGCAGGAAGCGAATCACGCGTGCCTCTCGCGGACGAGGTGGTACCGGACCGCGTACCCGGGTCCCGTCGGGCAAGGAACGAACTCGACAGGGTCGCGGAAGACCCAACCGTCATCTATCAGGCGGGTGACCTCATGGATAGCTGCACGGCCGTTGTCCCGGGCGCAGGTGTCGACAACGACAGTACGTTCGGTCACATAGTGGGTGCATGCGCTGCGGAACTCCTTGGCCTCGGACAGGAGACGCATCACCGTGTCGCAGAGCATCTCGCCGGGCTTCGCCGCTAGCGGGATCAGCTCGTCCCGAGAAGCGCTGCACGAGCCGGGATACTCCCGGTCCAGATACGCCTTGATGATCCGGATCTGGTCGGCTGTGGTCGTCACGTCGCCTCCGGGAGGGTGTCGCAAGGGGGTGTAGTGCGGTCCTTGCCGCAGGCGCGCATCAGGTCGAGGAGACGTTCCAGCTCATGCTGACGCGCGTCTTCAGGTGAAGCCGGGCGAGCCGGGCGGGTGTTACCGCCCGGCTCGCCCCCCACGAACCCCACATACGCCAGGAACAAGCCCAGCGCGATCAACACGATCCCATACACCCAGCGAGTCACAGTCTCAGCCCCAGCAACACCACAGCGGTCAGGAGCGCGGACGTGAGGGCTTCCCGGGACGCCTCCCCGAGGATGTCGTCCATGAGCTGCGCGACGGCGCGGGCTTGCTCGTCTTCGCCGCATTCAGTGTGCACACCCCACGCCATGTGCATGTCCCGCAGCCGACGCAGCACCTGCGTCCCGTCGAGATACTCGAGGCGAGCTGTGCAGGTGTAGACGGTCCCAGCCTGCACCGGAAGGGTGACAGTCACCGCGCTACCGCCAGCCCGGACGCCTCGGCGATGACCTGCGCCGGCTCACCCTCCACCCAGGGCCGCCGGACCTGGTAGTTGGCGCGACTCTCCCACACGTCGAACACGTACTTAGCCCAGAAGATCGCCTCGTCGCCGGCTGTGCCGTTCAACGCCAACCCAATGGCCTTCTGTACGCCGCTCCGACGGCTAGCCGTCTTCGGCTCTTCGTTCATCATCATCAGTTGGCAGACCTGCCGCATTGCCTGCACGAGACCGTTGTCGTCGTACTCGCCGATCGAAGCCAGGCTGAGGACACCATCCAGGTGCCCCACCTTGCCCCACGGGGCCCTCCTGGTGATGATGAACGCTTCGACGGCTTGGTGGAGCTGCCACGCAACCCGGGAGAGCATGGTGGTCATCCGGTCACCGGCCCTGCGCGCGATGATCCGGTCGAATCGACTCCTGATGACCTCATCGACAACCATGAGGTGACAATTCTGCTGCAACCGGTCAGGACGGTCTTTCCACACATCCGCCGTGCCGATGATCCGGGTACCGAGCTGCCACATGAGGGCGGAGCAGGCGTTACACAGCAGCGCCGCGTCTTCCGTAAGCGCAGGGTCCATCACCCACACTTCCTGCTCCGGATTGAGGTGAGCGAACTGGGAGGCAACCTCGGCGAGCTTCACCTTGATGCGGCGCATGCCCCGGTGAGTGCACAGGTTGTCGTTGGTGCGCATCGCTACAGCGGCGAGCAGCTTGTCCGCGCAGGAAGGCATATCGGTGATGATCGCGTCGCCGTTGAGGTAGCTGATCGCGTTCATGATGCATGCCATGCCGGTTCCCCGACCGTGGGAACCTACGGCCAGGCGGGGCAGTGCGTCGGGAAAGGTCATGACGCCTCCTGATGTGACGGCAGGTCCGGGCGGACCTCCCGGGGGGTGCTGTCCCACCACGCCAGCCACTGATCAACGTCCCTGTTCCATCGGGCGTCAGCGAGAGCGTGGTGTTCGATGCCTGACTTCTGCACGGGTACCCGCAGGTTGCCCCGGCGGTGGACCTCCTGCCGCAGGTCGTTGGTCCACATCGGGATGCCGTCCGGGAGCTGCGCCATCGTGCCCCAGAGCTGCGCGAAGACGACATGGTCGTAGGCGCCGTACCAGGCCCACAGCTCCGGGGGTGTGGGGCCGGACATGAGGAACGTTCGGACCTGCGCGGCGAGCTGCGCGCGGGACATCACGGCCTGCATACCGTCGGGGTTGGTGTCGTCCCAACGCAGCCGGGGCTGGTAGCCCTGATCGCCGGAGGCCCACACCACGACTTCCTGCTCGACCCGCACAGGCAGGTTGGGCACCACGTTCTCCATCAACCACGGGTGTTGAGCAACGAACCTCAGCACCAGCTCACCGTTGATGCCATAGAACTCTCGGCCGTCTTCCGTCACCATCCCGATGCTGATCAGGTCGATGGGGTACTCGGGGCCGCGCTCCAGGAACTCGGTGTCGTAGTAGATCTTCACTGGGCGCTCCTGTTCGCGCGTGCCTTGGCCTGGTTCTCTTTACGCCGGATGTTCCGGAGCTGCCTTGGGGTCAGCGTCCGCCGGCCGGTCTGCCTCCGGTAGTTGGCCTCCCGCTGCGCTGTGCTGAGCATGAGCCTCCTTGGGTTGATATCTCTCAGGGCATTCGATGAACGCGCAGGGACGCGCTGCGATACGCCGCTGGTATTCGTCTATGACGGAGGGGATGCCCCGGACGGTGATGCGGTTACCGTGCCATCCGCATACCGCCCGGAGCAGTTCCCACCCTTCCTGATCAGGGTCGGGGCTGCGTGTCACCTCGGGTGGGTTGATCAACCAGCCAAGGCGGGGTTCGGGGTCACCCGGGGGAACTCCTCGTGGGTGGAGAGCCTGATCGCGTGACGCTCTGCGCCGGTAACCCATCCGTTCCACGCCTTCACGAACAGGGCAAAGTGCTCCACGTTGTCCCGCTTGCGCTTGATCTTTCCCCGCTGCTTCACCAGGAAGTTCCGCAGCGCCAGGATGGGGCTGCCTGCGGACAGATCCTCCCCGGTGCACAGCGCCTCGATGAACCTCTCCGCGTCTACCTCCGGCCACTCCCGACGGCAGACGTGCAACCCCGCCGCCGCGCCGGCCGCGAGCAGCAGCCGGTCCCGCTTGGCGATGTTGGCACCGAGACGTACCGCGTCGGTGATGGACGGCTCACGCTCCACATACTCGACGATCTCTTCGACTGAGGGCCAGTCACGGCGCCACTGGCCGATCGGGAGCTGAGTGTCGTAGAGGATGCACAGCCGGGTTGCGACCGCGAGGAGCGCGGCGTTGGCGTGGCCTTCCATCTGAAGGAAGTCGGAGTTGGTCTTCCTCCGGCCGGTGTCGATCAGGCGCCGGGTGTCCGGGGGGAGATCGTAGGTGATCTGCACCGGGAAGGACAGGTCGGGGACCTCTTCGGTGGCGAGGACGAGCGCGGCGCAGCGGTGCTGCCCGTCCAGGAAGTGCCCATTCCAGTCCAGGGCGAAGCCCTGATGGGTCAGCCGCCACCTGCCCGCGACCATGTCACGGGCGTACCTGCGTGCCAGCTCCGGGTAGTAGCGACGATTGGAGCCCTGCTCGCCGCCGGGCTCGTACCAATGGTTGGCCTTCAGCAGCGCGGCGGCGAACTCCGCGTCCAAGGTGATGATCTCGACGCGCGGGTCGGGCCGCCCGTTGGCTTCCGCAGGCGTAAGGGCGGGGGCGGGAGGAACGGCGGCGGGCCGCAGGTCGTCCCTGAGAGGTGCCCTGCGCATCTTCGCGGCCACCTCGGCGATCTCGATGAGCTTCTTGGCTGCGGCCCGGTCGACGGAGATCCGCTTCTGCCGGGCCTTCTCCCTGGCTGCGAGCGCGTTGTCCTTGTCGAAGCCGATGCTGAGCAGCCCCGACATAACTCCCTTCATGGTTGCTCCACGCACGAGCCGCTTCGGCATGAACGCTGGCGGGCCTCCGTCAGGGTTGGTGATCCGGTACCGCGTGCCGATGTCGACAACGTCGAACTCTGCAAGCTTCAGCAGGTCGAGCACTTCTTCAATTGCCTTGGTGCCTGAGTCGGGCATGTGTGTCCTCCTTAGCTGCCCGTGTATAGCGCGGCTATACTGTCACAGGTTATCTCATGCGTCAAACAGTGGGTTCGCGCAGCTCAGCACGCATCACCCAGAACAGTTCCTGAGCTTCCTGAAACGTTGATCTCCACTGGACCTCGCTGTCATAGCCATCGATCGCAACCACGACGGAGCCTCGAGTGAGTTGGTACAGGCCGATCGCCTTGTGGGGCTCGATGATGTCGATGGCCGCGCAGCCGCGCACCTTGTAGTCGAGCTGCTGCGCGGCGGACATCAGACGGGCCTGAGTGGTGCGAGGGTCGTAAGGCGGCGGTTCTTTAGCCATCCAGCTTCCCGGCGGGGTCCTCGTCGACTGGGCCGGGGGTCAGGTAGCCGTTGTCGACGTAGCCGAACACCCTCCAGCCGCAGCAGCACTCCAGCCGGGCGTAGGCGCGAGGCCGGCCCCCCTCCGTGGGTTGATACATCAGCACGTCGCAGGTCATGAGCCGGAAGTGCTGCCGGGATGACCGATGGCACTGCGGGCAGGTAGCCATATGCGTTCCTCCTATGAACATCGTGGGGGGAGACGGTTGCCCGCCTCCCCCCACACTTGCAACCCCCGGAGTTGTGCCTACCGGGTCGCGAACTTCACGACCTTGAGAAGCTCTCCCTTCCGGTCCCGCCGGCCCATAGCGTCGCTCAGGGACCGCTCGAACCGGGCAGCGTCCTCGTCGTCGGCGCCGCGCACGCCCCGGTACCAGTCGTCGAACTCGATCAGGGTCTGAAGCGCGCCCCACGCAGTGTTCTTGATCTCCGCCTGGGTCTCCGCGTTCCACAGGCCCCACAGGGTGTCCCGCTTGGTCTCCCACGCGGTGACAACAGCCTTCCCGGCGTCCTCAGCCGGCCCGTACAGCTCTGCGATGATCGCGTCGAACCGCTTGTCGGTGCAGGTCTTCGCGATCAGCTTCTCGGCCTCGGCGGTGAACGCGTCGACGTACGCGTAGGTCAGTTCGAGCACCTGCCGGGCCTGCTCGACCTGAAGCTTGGCGTTGGCGGTGTGGCGCACCTTGTAGAGACGAGTCGTGTTGGCGAGCATCAGGTCCCAGGTGTTCCGGCAGACAACGCGAATGCCGGTCGCGGCAACGGTGACGCTCATGGAACCGTCGTGGCCCATGCCGCCGACGAGGAACATCTCGACCGCGTCCCGCCCACCGATGAGGATCTCCCGGTCGAGGCGCATGGTGCAGAACGCCCGCCGCCCGCCGTTGAGGAGACCTGCGGCGCTGACCCGGGCGCCTCCGGCGTCGATCATGTTGTCCATGAACGCGAAGGCGTCGGCCTCGCTGATCACGGTGTAGTCCTTGCCGACGATCCCGAGCTTGACAACGCCGGAAGGGCGGACCCGCACGGTCATTTTGTGCGCGGGGTCTTCGATGATCTCTACGCCGTCGTCGGTCATCCGGACGCCCTGGACGGGGATGGTCTCGATGGTTCCGGCGTCGAGCCCGGCAAGCGCCTCGGCGGTGGTGAGACCGTCCCGGTCGTAGTAGGTGACGCCGAGCTTGTGCCATGCGTCTTCCCTTGCTCCTACGTAGGAGGCGGTGCCGTCTGCGCGGATCTCGAGGTCGTGGCTCACGGTGTTCTCCCTGGTTGGTAGGGCTTGTCTTGTATGGCTAGACCATACACACGCTGTCTGGAGTGTGTCAAGTCCCGCCGCACAGATAGGCGTGGGGGCCGATCGACCAACCCTCGACCGGCCCCCCACACGTCTACTTCTGAACGATCAACCCACCCGGGTTGCCACCAATAAACACTGTGCAGTTCGGCGAAGCGGCGCATGCCTGCACCTGCGCGAGCTGAAGCTTGGCCTTCTCCAGCTCCATCCACGCCGCGTTGCGGTACAGGGCCTCCTGAGCCGCCGCCGCGCGCACCTTGCCCTCCGCCTCGGCCACCGCCGCTGCCGCCGCCTCGATCGCCTGCTGCTTGGCGTTCCGCGCCTGCTGAATGCCCGGGTCGGTGTAGTCCACGTCCTTGACCAACACCTGGACCTCCGGGCAAGCCGAGTTACCCCGCACGAACGCCGGGCCACAGAAGAAGTCGAAGCCGCCCACCAGTCGCTTCAGCTCCGTCTGGAACGCGGACGAGATCGCCGCCTGAACCTCGTTCTGGACCGTGCCGGCCACCAGGGGGTCAGCGTTGAACTTCCGCACGCTCACGCGCGTGGCCGTCTCCAGCGCCGGCACGACCGTCGCGCCGAGCATGTCCTTCCAGCCCTGCTCGGTGTCAGCGCTGTAGCGCTTACCGATGCGCTCCCACCACTGCACGATCGGACTGTTCTCCTTGTCTGCGCAGTTCGTGTTCAGCATGAAATTGGTCTGGGTCCACACGTTCACCTGAACCCCGCTGGGCTGGTCCTTCTCTGGCGCCGACTGGACGGTGATGGGGGTGTTCGTGTCAGCGCCAGGCGTCCCCGGCGCCGCAATGTTCCAGGTGCGCAGGTTGTTGGGCAGCCAGACGATCGAGTCGTTGATGGGCTGCTTGTCGACCGCGCCGGGGGTCGTGCAGTGATCGAACTTGAATCCCTCGGACGGGCCCTGGTTGTAATACAGCCCGAGCTTGTCCGGATCGGTGATGGCTCCGCAGCCGGTGAGCGTGAGAGCCACCGCCGCCGCAGCGGCGAGCAGACCTCCCCGCAGGATGCTCTTACGCATTGATGCTCCTTCCGTGGTAGCGCCGCAGCCACTGCTTGACTGCGGCGTCGGACTCTTCGGTGAGGAAGTCGACCCGCCCCTCCAGCGGGTTACCTGCCCCGAGTGAGCGCATGACTTCGGCTGCGTCCACCAAGAGGGCCCGCAGCTCGTTCTCCTGCGCGCGGTTGAGGTCCCCGCGCACGGGACGTCCGGCCTTGATGTCTTCCCGCCGGGCGTTGTGCCGCTTCCACCACACGACCCCGGCAAACACCAAAAACGCCAGGATCACAACAACGGTGGCGGTGATGAGTGCCCTACCCACGGCAGTCCTCCACTCCCACGCGCCCGTCGCCCGGGGCGTCACTTTCGATGTTCATGATCACCAGTCCGACGACGAGCGCTACCACGGCAAGCATGCCGAGCGCAATCAGCGCCAGGGTGACGAGGGTCGACCTGTGCTTGTCGGTGATGCGCTTCTCGTGCTGGGGGTAGACGTCTGCCGGCTCCATGCTCATCGCCCTACACAGGTCGGGTCAGCCGGCACAACCGTGATAGCCGCGTAGGCGCTGTCGCCGTGGAACGCGACGTAGAGCCGGTTACCGTGATCGCACTTGGTGGCTACGTTGCTGAAGCCGTCCGGGTTGGTGATGATGTCGGCCGGGGCGTTGTTCTCGATGCCGCGCGGGGCGTCGTTGAACGGCTCGGCGAGCTTCTCACAGCCGCCGAGCAGGGCCATGGTGGTCAGCAGGGCAACAGCCGCGCCGGCTCCCATCAGCAGCCCGGAGCGGCGGGGGTTGTCATCACGCACGTTCTTCTCCTTCAGCCTAGACGGTGTACGGACCGACCATACAACGTGCTGTCAAGAGAGGGAGAGCACCTGCGCGAGTGTGCTCTCCCTCTCAATGAGGGGGGGTGAGGATTCGAACCTCACTCGAGAGGAGTCCGGCCAGAGCCGGCTACGCGGGACTCCTCACTGTGCAGCCGCTAGCCTGTGCGGGCTAGCCCCCCCACGTCCTGTTCGGCACACGCGGCCCGGAGGCAAGGACGGGTTCGCACCGACCACCCCCCGGGGTGTTCCGCGTGTGTCTTTCACCCGACCACTTCGCCGACAAGCGCCTGCGGGCGGCGCCTGCCATGCTGCCCTTTCCGCTTCGAGGTCGCCGGAAGCATCCGGTGCGGATCGGGGTGGTCGGCGTTGTACTGAGCGGCTATCTGGCTGGCCGGCTCGAAGTGCAGTTCATAGAGCGTACCGTCCCAGTCGTCTGTGGTGGTCAGCCGAACGATCTCTTCAACCGTCAGCTCTCCCCCGTTGCTCTTGTAGGGCTGCCCGTTGCGGGCGATTCGCTGTACGTCTTCTGCCTTCAGCACTGCTCAGCTCCTTCCGCGCGTGTGACGGGAGACCGGTGCCTGGCCGCCTTAGCCGGACGCCTCCGGAACAGGTGCGGCTTGAACCCTACGGACCTAGCGGCCAGATCCGTCCCTGAGTTGGCACCGGGCACTCCCGGCAGGTGAGCCCCAGGTTCGTCGCGAAACCCCCTGAGTTGTGTTCACACTGCGTACCTCGTTCCGGAATCGAACCGGCCTTCCGCCTAGGACGGACGCTCACCTGAGATCTACGAGGCCCTGAGGTTGGGGAGGGCGGCAGGGAAGTGCGCTGCCCTCCCCAACCTCATTTCGAGGATGCCTCTACGCCGCGCGCTCTGTCAAGTCGGACATGACAGGCTCGGCAGCGGACGCGGAGTCGTCGGGCTCCGCGTCGGGCTCCTCGTCCGGCAGCGATTCGATACGCGCCGGGTGGAACGCAACAGGGTGCTGGGCACGGCTGATGGTGATGGTTTCGAACGGCACGCCATCGAGCGCGAAGATGGCCGTCTGCGCCTCGGCGCCGGTCGCGTAGTCCCGGAAACGGTTGCGGACGGTGTCCCACACGAGCCGATGTGCCTCGTCGACCTCATAGACGGTGCCGACGTTCAGCGGGAGATTGGACTGGGTACCACCAATCCCGTAGACGACGTAAGCCGTGAGCTTCACGCGCTCTCCTCCGTGTTCTCCGCCGGGGCGGTGTCGGTGGTGCTGGCTTCGGTAGTGCTGGCGGCGACGCGGGCGGCGGCGAGCCGCTCGTACGCGGCCGTCCGCAGGTCCGGGTAGTCCGCGAGGTTGTGGTCCTTCTGGTACCCGCCCCGAATGTTGGCGCCGTACCAGTCGAAGCCCTCGAAGGTGCGCCCGGTGCGGTCGAAGATGTAGAGGTGCGCCTCTTCGGCCTCGTGACGAGCCTGGTCCGCGCGGGTGCGACGGGTGCCCTGGTTGATGCCGTTGCGGTCCCAGCCGTCGATGGTGCGCCCGTTGCGGTCGTACATGTAACGCCCGAGGTCGCCCCGGTGCACACCGTTGGCGTCGAAGCCGTCCCGGTTGAACCCGTCCTGGTCCATGCCGTTGGCGTCGAAGCCGTCCCGGTCGTAGCCGCGTTCGTTGTACCCGTTCTTGTCGTAGCCCTCGCCGTCGACCCAGCGCCGATGCCAGCAGTCGACTCCGTCGGTGTCGTAGAAGCTGCGGCGCTGATCGTCACCGAGGATGGTCACGCCGAGCACGGCGCGCATGATGGGCAGCGCCGCGTCGCAGTGCCCGGAAGTCCGGACGGTGCGGACGATGATGTCTTCCGCCTTGGCGCGGATCGCCAAGGTCTGCTCATCGGTGAGACCTTCGGCGCCTTCCAAGAACGGGATGACCGGGACCGGGACTACCTTCGTACGGGTCTTCCGGGCGGCTGTAACTGTGGCCATGTCTGTGTCTTCTCCCTTCCGCTGCGGTTCCAACAAGGGAGAATCCTGCACCCTCCGTCACCGCTTGTCAAGCCATGCCATACAACCGGATGACGGCTAGCGCGGTCTCTTCCTCTGTCCACACATAGCCCGCGTCGTCCCGCAAGTACCACCATCCGACGCCATTGACCGTCACCATCCGTGCTGGGACATCGAGCGGCTGGGCAACGCCATGCGGCACGATCCAACCGAGCCGCCGACACTGCACGGGATCGGTGAGGGTGAAGTCATGGCAGGTCCCGCACAGGCCCATCAGGTTGGAGCAGGCGTGCGCGGCGACAGCCCCCAGGCCGAGCACGCCGCCCATACCTCGAGGCTGCCGGTGGTGTACGTCGCGTATGCCGCTGCCGCAGCCTTCACACATGCCGTAGCAGCGGCTACGCACTAGCCCTTTTGCGTGCTCCCAAGCACTCCACGCCCGCGTATCAAGCCACCGCCACGTCAGCCCTACGGCGGTCCCGCAGGGCCTTCTCCCACTCCATCTTCACCTGCGCGCGAAGCCGCAGAACTTCCTCGTCGAGCCAGGCGCTGATGTCCCGGGGCGACGGACGCCCCTCGCCGGGACGGTGGCGGGCGGTGTAGGCGCGAGCGAACTGGAGTCGCCTCCACCACCCCGGCGCGAACACCATGAACAGCAGAGTGAACCCGGTTACGAACATCGCGTAGGCGACCCATGGCATCAGGTCAACGAACATCGGTGCCTCCTTCGATCTGCGGCACAACCCGTCCCAGCATCTCGTCGAGCAGCGCCGTCGCACGTTGTCTGGCTTCAGATGTCTTACGGATGGTGAAGGTGCCGGGCACCCGGGCGGCTTCTATACCGGGGATCCGCGCCCCCGTGTCCCGGTCGATCGGGTACGGGCCGGGGCCTTCCGGGTCACGGGCGTTGGCCTCCGCCTGCGCCTTCAACGCGTTGATGTAGGCGGGCCGGACCATCTGCACAATCTCGCTGGGCCGGTTCCGCGTCACCCACTCCAGCAGGGCGGCTTCGTTGGTGACCTGCGCGTCCCAGTGGGGTGCCCCAATCGTCAACGTGCCCATGTCGTTGTCGGCGGCGTCGGTGACCCGTTGCCGTTCGCTGCCTACCTTCAGCATCGCGTTGAGTGCCGCCATCCGCGACCACGTCTTGATTTCCCTGACGGCATCGTCAATCGAAGCCCAGAACAGAGCTTCTTCGCCGGCACGGCGTAGCTCACTCAACGATCTCTCCCTCCAGGGACTTTTCGTCCCAGCTTGCCGCTGCCGCCTCCCGCAGCTCACGCGCGTTGTCTGTGTCGATGTCCTCCGCTGCGGGGGCGGGTGGGTTCATCAGCTCCTGCGCCTTACGGGTGAGGTAGTCACCGAGGGGAACCTTCTGCTGCCCGGCGGTGATAGGCACGGCGAGCACCTTGCAGACCGAAGCCAGCTTCCACAGCTCCCGCAGCTCGTCGGGGAGGGTGCAGTCGAGACTGTCCAAACCGATCCTCATCGCGAGGGTGTCTGTCAGGGTGTCGTCCCGACCGGGCGGCTTGCGGTCCTGCGCGGCCCTACCGACAATCTCCGCCCACACCACCGGCAACTCCTCCGGGCCGCTGACAGCGAGGGCCTCCGCCCAGGTGTTGACTTCCTCGTCGGTGGCAGCCTCTACTACCTCGCCGTCGACTACCTTCGACGGGTCGATGGGTGCACCGTCAGCGTCGGTGACCGCGCCCATCTCGTCGGGGGTGTAGATGATGCCGAACAGGACATCGGGGCATTCATCGCGGACGGCGATGGCCGTTGCTCGGGCTACCAGCATCGCCTGCGGGTACTGCTGGTAGCTGTCCTTGTCGACCAACTTGGCGGTGACCGCGTCGTCCCAGGTGAACGCGGACCGGTACGGCTTGTCTTTGTCGCTGCGCTGGATCTCGACGACAGCACGGGTGCGGCTACGTTCGACGACGCTGATCCTGTGACCGGCGCGGATGACCAGGGCGCGCATCAGCTCCGCTGCCTGGGTCAGCTTGCCCTTGATGACGTGCATCGACTGAAGGGCCCAGAACGCCGGTACATCCAACGCCCGCGCGCCCATCAGGATCACCAACACGTTGGCGGGTTGGCGCCGCAGATGGTCAGGCAGCAGGGACGACTCGGCCAACACCCGCGCCATCTCCATCTGCTGTGTGAAGGAGGCGGGAACGTCGGTGCTACGGAGGACGATGTCGCTGGTCACGGCTTCCTCCACCGCCCGGCCTGCGGGCAGGTCACGAAGTGGCTGACGTACCGGACGGCGCCGGCTGTCTCCTGCGTAACGAACACCGCAACTGGCGCGACGACCTTGGGGTGCTGCTCCAACACCAGGTTGCCGGTAGGCACCGGGTCGGGGTCGATGGGGATGGGGGTATGCGCGGCTGCGGTCAGGGCCCAGATCACCGGGGCCTGGCAGCTACGACACTTGCCCCGGGTACGGTCGGTCACAGCTCTACCTCCACCGTGCAGCCGTCCTGGTCGTGTTCGTCCTGATCGTGCCCGCACTCGCACATCGGCGGGTCGTACTCGCCTAGGTCGTCGTCTTCCGCGCTGAACCACGTGCAGGGACACTCACGCATGCCGCCTCCTGATCAACCTGTCTGCCGTGACCCTACATCAGCGCTCGAGGTCCCGGAACCGCATGTAGGCAAGGTCGGCGAACACGGCGATATCCCCCGTGGGGCCGTTGCGTTGCTTCGCGACAATCACGTCGGCCTCCCGGGGCCGGTCGTTCTCGTCGTAGTAGTCGGGGCGGTGCAGCAGGATCACGATGTCAGCGTCCTGCTCGACCGCGCCGGATTCCCGCAGGTCCGCCAGATAAGGGCGTTTGTCGGAACGCTGCTCCGGTCCCCGGTTGAGCTGAGCCGCCGCCACCACCACGCAGTTCAGTTCCTTGGCGAGGAGCTTCAACCCCCGGGACATGTCGGAAACCTCCTGCTGGCGGGATTCCCGCCGGCCGGGGGTGCTGATGAGCTGAAGGTAATCCACGAAGATCATTGCTAGGCCGGTGGTCGCGGCGCGCTGACGGGACACGGTACGGATGTACGCCATGTCGACGTAGGGGTTATCGTCAATGAACACGGGGGCGTCGGCTACCCGGCCGGTGAGCTGCATCACCAGGTTCCAGTCGTCCTGACCTAGCCTGCCGTCCCGTAGCCGGGTGAAGGGGATGGACAGCTCTGCGGCCAGCAGCCTGCGGAAGATCTCGTCGCGGGTCATCTCGAGGGAGAACATCTGGCAGGGATGGTCACGAGAGATCCCGTTGAGCCGCACCAGGTCGAGCCCGAAGACGCTCTTGCCCATGCCGGGACGCCCAGCTATCACCACCAGTTGCCCGGCGCGTAGCCCGGATGTCATCCGGTTGAGATCACCAATGTAGGTGGGTAACCCGCGCAGCCCTACGTGTTGGGAGTCGGCCTCGATCGCGTCGAGCGCCTCCGCTAGCGCCTGCCCGAAGCTGATGTCGGCTTGCCGGTGCCGAGGAGAGGTGGCGGTGAAGATCTCCTCCTGCGCGCGTGAGCACAGCTCCTCCAGGGGACGTTCGGGGGTGTCGGCCTGCTGCACGATCCGGATGCCGGCTTCGCGGATCCGCCGCCGAACTGCCAGGTCCCGCACCATCCGTGCGTAGTAGCTGCCATTCGCGGCGGTGGGCACCGTCTCCAGGCAGTGGTGCAGGTAGGTGCCCCCACCCACCCGGGCGAGGTCCCCGGTCTCCAGTAGCGCGGCGGCCAGCGCCACCGGGTCGAGAGGCTTGCCGTCCGTGTATTGCCGGCGCAGCGCGGCGTAGATGATCGTGTGGGCTGCGGTGTAGAAGTCCTCCGGGGTGAGGATGTCCAGCACCTGCCCGGCGGCTTCCCTGCTGAGCATCATCGCCCCAAGGACAACCTGTTCGGCGGCGGGGTCGGCGGCTTCAGCCCCGGCCAAAGCCGGCCCCCAGCTCCCCCAACCCGGCGATGATCGACATGTCCGGGGACGGTACCGGAGTCTGGGCGTCTGCGGTGCAGTCTGGGCAGTGCCCTCCGCCGGGCTGGTGGGGGTGATCGTCACAGGCGCCATGCGCCCGGATGAGTGCTCGCCTGCGGTCGCGGGCACGCTGAGCTTGCTGCTGCCGGGCCTCCTCGGGGGTGACGGGCCTCTGGCGAACCTCAGGGCCGGTCTGGAGTCGGACGATGACGTTGGGCAGCTCCGACGGGCGGGGTGTGGCGCCGGCCGCGAACATAGCCGCGAGCGCTCGCTTGATGTCCCGTTCGGTGAATCCGGACGCCAACAACGCTTTGATCTCCCGGCCGTACCGGGCTTTATGTACCGACGGGAGCTTGACGTCCTGCCCGGTGCAGTAGTCGATCCAATCGCTGAGGATGGTGCGTGCTGTGACTTCCTGCGGAGCGGCTTCGGAGGAGCCGCCTGCTGAGCGTAGCGAAGCAGGGTTCTTGGTGTTTGGTTCTTGATTGGGGTCCGTCAGCGGACCCCCGGGGGGTCCGCTGACGGACCCCCCCCTACCGTTTTCCACAGGCTCATTGAAGATCACCTCGTACATGGAGGGTAGGCTGCCGCCGTCCGGCGCGTGCCTCAGGTGCCGGACCACCGCCCCCACACTCAGCAGCTCCTCCAGCGCCCGCTTGATGGTGGTTTCGGAGAGCCCGGTGCGCTGCACCAAGGTGGCCATCGCCGGTCGGCACTCCACGTATCTGCCGGTGGCGGGCTGGAAGTGTCCGTACATGGCGAGCGTGCCGTACAGCACCCAGGCCGTGGGGGTGACCCGCTTCTCTATCAGCCAAGTAGGGATCATTACGAAGGAACCCACCCGACTCTCCCTTCGCGTAGTTGAAATCGAAGGCGGTCGCGGGTTACCGTGCCCGGTGCCGCCTTGTGCGGAACGGCGCCATGCCCGGTTGCGCGACACACGCTCCGGCTCCTCCACCCCCCGTGGATGACCCATCGGCGCCGCAGGGCCCCCGGCTTGATCACACCGGGGGCCCTGCCTTCGCTACAGGGGTACGCAGGAACATACCGCTGGCGGCGACGTCCGGGGAAGAGAACACCCCCGGGTCATACCCGGGGGTGTTGCGACCTCACGGTCAGGTACCGCTTGCCAACGGCTCAGCACACTTGTCTGGCGTAAGGCTATGAGAAACGAGGCGGGAAGGACAACAGCCTCTTACGAGGCGCGTGCGCGGGGACGCGCTACGCGGCCGGGTGGCCACCTGTCTGTGGCCTTGGCCCACTTGATGATCGTCTCGGTGTACCACAGCGGCTTGTCGGGGAAGTCAGGTTCGTCAGGGTCTGGTAGCTGGTTACGCATGCGCCACTGCTGAGGCGTAGTAGGCGCGACGCCGAGCAGGCGGGCGATGCCAGCTAGGTCGATGAGCTTTCTGGTGTTCATCACCCTCCCAACTCCAGGTCGGTTCCATCCGGTTGTCAAGGTCAACGATACACCCCCGGGGGGCCGCTGGAAGTGATCTAGACCAGGGAAAGCGCCCGAACGCTGAGGTCCGCATGGTCGATGTTGACCAGCAGATTGTCGCCGTAGATCTGCCGGGGGTACGGGCCCAGCGGCACAGTGGACGTGGCGGGGATGACGTAGTCGACCGGCGTAGGAGTCTCCCCATCCACCGTCTGCTCGATCACAGCCTGCGCGTTGTGCGGCGCCCCGCCTGCGTTGGTGATGAGGATCAGCGTCGACCCGTTGTTCGGCACAGTGTGATCGTTGGCGGGATCGGAGACACCTGCCGCCAACGCGGTAACCGTCAGCCGGCTAACCCGGGTGACGGGGACAGCTACCCGTGCCACTTCAGACCACCGAAGGGCTGTTCTTGTTGGGACCGAGCTGGGAACTGACGATGGAGGTGAAGACACTCACCGCTGCCGCCAGCCCGGCGACAGAGAACAGCTTGCCCCAATCGACATCCACCAACCCCATGCCATCCCCAGCGAGCAGGCCGATAGCCGCCTGCGCGAACGTCTTCACTGCCCGTTCGGCTGTCTCTGACCAAAACTGCCTGGTCCACATGTCTGTCTACCCTTCGTTGAACGCATCGGCGACGGCCTGCGCCTGCGCGGCCTCACCTGCCTGCATCGCCGCCTTGATCCGATCCAGCTCCTGGTTGGCTTCGGTCAACTCCGCCGTCAGTTGATCAATCGTTGTCTGCATGGCGGTCCGGTCCGCATCGGCCTCGGCGGCCAACTCGTTCATCCGGGCGATGATTACCGCAGTGTCCACCGATCCGCCGCCGGACGCTAGATCGTTCAAGATCTCCGCCATAGCCGCTAGCATCACGGTCATCGCGGAGAGCTGAGCCGCCATCGCCGTTTCGGCTGCGGCGCGATCATGCTGCTGGCCGGGCAGCCAACTGATAGGACGCCCCGCCACGGTCTGGTTAGCAGCCGGGTCGATGAGCTGCGGTGCGTTACCGCGCTTGCCCTGCGTCAGGATGAGCAGCACCTCACCGAGCGCCGCGCGTTCGTCGGGCAGCATGTCGTCTCCTATCGGTCCAGGGGCGGAGCCTCCGCCGGCCAGCCAGTCCTCCAGCGACTGGCCGGACAGCACAGACAGCATGGCCTGTTTGTTGTGCCACGATTCGACCATGCCCCGGTCTTCACTGAGGTGGATGTGCCAAAGGTGCGAACTGTCCGGGGTGCGCTCGCGGTGGTACCGGAAGTCGTAGCCCTCGGCCAAAAGATCACTGTCGGACTGGCCGAGAGCTTCCCGCCATCCGCTGACCCTGGGGTCGTCCCGTTCCCACGCCGCCTGCAACCGGTCGGTGTACAGCCGGATCCGGCCGTAGTTCCCCGCGTGCGCCTCCGGGAACGTCCAGTCGTAGGCCGCGCATTTGTCAGCCGGGCCTTGCTTGTCCTCTTCGTCCCTGATCGAGTAGTCGTTGCGCCATTCCGGTTCGGCAAGCAAGTTGCCCCGGGTGTTGTGGTAACCGGGCTTGTACGCGTACATCCCACCGGACTGCGTCCCGGGCTCCAATGCCAGCAGCGCGGCCATGAACCGCTCCTGGGCTGCTGTCGTTGGAGCCACGCCATCACCGACCCATGCTGATGACTGTCAACCAGACCGCAGACAGGACCAGCAGCACCATCGCCAACGCCAGTAGCCAGCTCGACCGCCGGAATGCCTGTTCGATGCGGGTCAGACTCGCAACCCGTCGGGCCGTGCTGGGGGACTCACTCCTCGGTTCGCGAGCATCGTCTCTAGGCGGAAGATGTGGCGGAGGGCTAGCAGGGCCACCCCCCGGTAGTCCTCCCCCTCCGCCTCCGTCGCCTCCAGCTCCCTCCGGCACTCCTCCAGTTGGGCGGAGATCCGCTGCGAACGGACGGTCAGCAAGCCTGCGATGGCCGCCACTAGCCCAGCCAGGCCGGTAGCGATCGGCCCAATCAGCTCCGGCCACACCCCTGCTCCTCCCGGGCACGTGTCATGGCCGAATCATGCCACGCAGGGTTACGGGGAGAGCGCATCTCCGCGCTGCGAGATGTAACGCCGGTTCGCGAAGATCGTCGCTGTAGGGTATGCCGCCTGAAGGTGATCGATCAACGCCTCGCAGGCAGCGGTGAACCCCGCATCGGCGATGTCCAGGTCAGGGGTCCCCTCCAAGGTGAACGTCAACGACCCGTACGAGCCAATCTCCTCCACGGTGAAGCTGACCTGAACTTGCATGCCGGAGTAGCCATCGGTAGGAACCATTCCCGCATCATCCCACGCGGTCGAGCCGCAGCCACGAGTCCGTCTTCATGCGGGTGTTCACAGCCTCCGAGGCGTTCTGCGCCCACTGAAGCTGAAGGTTACCGGCGGTGCCGGCGACGACCAGGAGGCCGGTCATCCGTACCGCGACGAACGTTCCAATGCCTGCACCGTTGCGGGTCATAGTGGAGGTGAGCGCGGCGCCCGGTACAGCGCTGAAGTTACCGACCTGGGTGCCTACCGCGTTGTCCAAACCCTGCACCGTCCACCGGGGCATAGTCGCGCCGGCCGGCGCGGTCCACTGCCACTTGATGTCCGCTGTGGTGCCGGAGTCATAGACCCAAAGCCCGGACACGTCGTACACGCCGTTGACCTGCACGGGGAGGACCAGGTGCGAATCGTTCACAAAGACGGTAGAGGCGTTGACAACCTGCGTTTCCGTCGCCTTGCGAACGAATAGCGGGTAAGCCTCCATCCACACCCCGGCCTGCCTCCGGTCGAAACGGCCGGGTGCGGCCAGGAAGGAGAACTCACCGTTGGGCGGTGCCGGGTTCCGGGCGGTGCGGTCGGCCTCGTCGACGTACCGCTTCACCAGCCGGGTTTCCACATCGGCCAGGAAGTCGAGGAAGTCCTGCGGTGCGACAGCCGCATCCGGGCCGTTCGGGGTGGTGACTTGCTGGTCAGGAGAGTTGGTGGGCATGACAGGACTCCTAGCTGATCACGGTCAGCGGGCAGATGCGGAACGCCTGGAGGGAACATCCAACAGCGGTGCCCGGTCCCCCGGTTCCGGTCCAGATGCCCCGGTGTTGGATGGTGTCGCCGACCTGGCAGGCGATCAGCCCCGAAAGCGACGTCTGCATCCCGAAGCCACCCGATGTTGCTTCGTTCTTCCGCTCGGCGAACTTACGGACCCCGTTTTGGAACACGCCGATCCGCCACGACGTCAAGGTGGCGAAGTCGCTGATGGCCCCGTCGATGTGGACGAGGTACACGCCGGGAGTCACCACAGTGAACTGTGTCGGGGTGCCCAGGGAGAACATGCCGTCGTTGTCGTAGCGGATGCTGGAGAAGGACACCGTCGTCTCGGTGTTGATGACCATGGCCTGCGAGTTGGTGGTGACCCACGCAGCCGGCCGGTCGAGCAGCCCCGCGACGGTCGTCTCCATACCGTTGACTAGTCCGTCGATGGTCTCGGCGAAGTCCTGCCAGATCGACGGGTCTACCACCTCTCCCACGAACGGGTAGGGGATGCCGAACACCGGGGTAGCGCCGGGCATCTCACACCACCTCGATCGCTTCGACGGAGCCGACGCGGGTCAACCAGATCCAGTAGCCGCCAACCGGGATCTGGACCATCGACGCAACGTTTCCGTGTAGCCAGGTGATCTGGACGACGTAGTCGCCGAAGTCTTCATCAACCACGAAGGTGCCTTCCGAGCCGAAGAACGACCCACCCGCGATGTTTTCCGCCTGAACGGCCCGGTTGAACTCAGCGACGATCAGCGGACCTCCGGGCACGTTCTTTTCGATGATGCAGTTGGCGCGCCGGAGGCTGTCGTTGGTAACCGCCCCCACCTCGACGGTGTTGATCGACCAGCCGATGTGGTAGATGCCGGGCTCCAGGAACGTCCCCGGGTTGGTGCCGATGTTCAGCCCGTTGAGGGGAAACGGGAACGGCGGCTGGACGTTGGAGAACACGACGTCGCTGCTGGTCTGCTGGAGGCTCGCGAAGCCGGTTGTGTCGATCGGGCCGATGATCTCGTCGTTGTTCCAAATCGTTGTGCGGGGCATGTCGAAGGTCGTTGCCAACTCCTGCTGCGCCAGGAGATGCGCCTCGACCATCTCAGCCACGCGTTGCATGTAGAGCGCGTAGGCGCCGTAGTCCTCCGGGTCGGGGCACGGCAGACCGAGGCATTCGGTGAAGTTCATAGGTTGTTGATCCGATCGTTGGCCCAGTGCACGGCCAGGTTCGCCCGCCCAACGGTCACGTTGATGTTGGTGGCTTGGAACGCCAGCCCAAACTGCAAACCCTCGTTGGCGAAGGCCGGATTGAGGATGGCGTGACCGGAGGTGCGGAGGAAGTAGTTGCCCGACGCGGGAGCGCGGAACTCGTCGGACACGACCGCCGAAAGTCCCGTAGCGCCGGAGGCCGGGACGAACCCGAGGCTGATGTAGATCAGAACAACCTCACCCGACGTCACCCCGCTGATCATGGCGTCACCCACCGCGTACCAGGTACCCGGACGCCGGGCGGTGATCAGGTACTCGTTTTGCAGCAGGTCCGCCATGTTGTCGGTGTCGTAACTGACCGACTCGAACGGCACCGGGACGATGTTGTCGGAGGTGAGGACAAGGTCCGTTTCACGACGGATCTGGGCGGCGGGAACAGCAGGGGTGAGCCGGCCGAAGGTGGTGTCGAGGGCACACAGTTCGGTGTCGAGCTGCGCGACGAAGTCGCACCACGCGTCGGGCATGTCGCAGGGCCGGTCCGAGCCGACCGGGTAGGGGAAGAACTGGGTGGAGGTGAACGCGACCATCAGCCGGGGAGCACCTCCCCCAACACGAGCCACGTCGAACGCTGCCGCATCAGCGCGACGGTGTCCCCGACCCCCGGGGTGTAGCTGGCCAGCCGGCCGGGCGTTGCTATCCCACCGCCTTGCAGCAGGACAGTCAACGGTGAAGTGGCGGTGACTGTGCCTACCCTGATCGAGTTGGGGGCGGGGTGAGCGGCTACCGCTTGGGCCATCGTCATAACGTCTCCAGACTGCCAACGACCTGGGCCCGACAGGAAACCGACATCATCTCCGTAGTATCCAGCGGCATGGAGAACTGGGCGACTACCTGCCGGATGTCGACCCGGCCACGCACGTCGAGCCGTTGAATGTCGCCCAGTTCGACAGACGCGTCAGGGATGCAGACGTAAGACCACGACTCAGTGAAGGCAGTTGTGCGCCTCAGGAAGTCCTCCGCCGCCTGCCGGGCAGCGTCCGGCGTAGAGGGAGTCTGCAAGTTGATCAGTGTGTTGCGTCGACCGAACGGCCCATCCACGAAGGTCGGCGAGGCGGGGTTGAGGTCTTCAGCGGTGTGGAACACAGGCGCGGTGCCGTCGGTGCGCTCACCCGTGACCGTGACGGAGTTGTAGACCTTCGCCCGACCGCGTCCGGGCCGGGCCCGCAGCACCGTCCCACCTTCGGTATCCGTGAGCGTCACCACCGGGTCACCCGCCACCGTCCAGGGAACTTTCCGCATCACGAACCGCCCGTCCGCCAGCGGGTACCAGAACGCGCCCACCGAGACGGCGATCTCGTCGAGTGCACCTGCCCGGTCATGCTCCCAGGTTTCGATGGGCATCGTTTGGAAGAAGGAGTCGGAGGGGCCGAAGGTAGCGTCGGGCAGGCCATCGGAGACGAGCCGTTGAAACTCGTCGAAGACCGGGATGCCGGGCACGCTGTTCTCCGGTGCCACGAACGCCGCGTCCGCGACGTCCGCCGCCCGGTCTTGCGCGACGACGTAGCAGGCGCCTTCGTCCTGCTCGACCTCCGTGATCCGGCCGGTGAACACCCGCCACACGTACCGCTCGCCGTCAGCGAAGATCAACCCCCGGTAGGCGCGGATCACATTACCGAACGGGGCGAACAGGCCATCGTCCTCAACGGGGTAGTCGCCCTTGGGCAGGGTGAGAGACAGAGTGCGAGACACGCGGGATGTGAGGGTCGCGTCGACTGACCCGGCCAGGAACACCACATCAGTAGCGAGCCGGACAGCGCCGCGCCACACTTCCACCCGCACATAGGGTTCGTGTCCGGCCGCGAGCGCCTGCCGGTACAGGAGGTCCGTGCCGCCGGGCAGCATCAGCCACCGTCCATCAGGTCGTCCCATGTGCCGTTGGCTGCTACCGCGTCCCAGTCGGCGAATTCGGCGTCGACCTCGTCCCAGGTGCGGAATCCGGTGTCTACTACGCCGCCGGCCGCGCCCGCCAGGATGTCCGTGCCGGTGATCCCGGCCGCCGCCATCTCGTCCCAGGTCGCGTAGACAGCGCACAGGTCCATGAACCGTGAACCACACACACCCTGCGTGGTACCTACCGGCCGCGCGACTGTCGTGTAGGGGAGCTGATGCAGCCGGGGCTGGTAGCGGTGATCGGGGGACACCCTGCCGATGTCCACCGGGGGAACGAACATGTACCGGTCGGGGATGCCGTAGTTGGGCGGGCCGGAGAACAGCAGTTCGCCTCCAGGCGCGAGGGTTTCGATCAACGCGTCTCTGTCGGTGAACATGCGGGTGGCCAACGTGAGGGTGCTGTCGGCGTCCCGGCGCTGCCGCCGCACCGGGATGGGGAACTTGGCGTTGGACGGGTTGACCAGTGTGCCGTTGTTCGGGTAGCTCTCCGTGCCCATCTCCACGAAGAAGATTCCCGGGCCGGGCAGGCATGCTGGGTGCGGCGCGTAGCACAGCTCGACCCTGCGGTCGTTGCAGGGCCGTACCGGGTCACGCAGCCAAAAGCCCTCATCGGAGGGGAGGGTCAAGACGTCACTGTCGAAGCCGGTGAAGTCGACCGTGGCGAAGAAGTTGTCGACCTGGAAGACGACCGGTAGCGCGTTGGTGTTGCCGGCAGACAGGATGATCCGGATGCCGACCTTGCCGGTCAGCAGCGTCGCGTCGGGGGTACCCGTCAGCATCCATGCCGCAGGTTCCGGGGTGCCGCGCCGCCACACCTTGGCCATGTGTGTCGAGCCGAAGTTACGGCCCCGTACCCGGAACCAGTCACCCGGGGCGTACGCGAGCCCGGTCGCGAGTGTGCCCAACGAGGTGTCGACCGCGCCGACCCGCTTGATGATCGACAGCGTGACGGTGCCTGCGGTCTCGAACTCGAGCTGGTACCGGTACATGTTGCCGGTGTCCAGGTAGCGGGTCATCGCGGCCATGTGAATGTCCGCGCCGGTCGCGGTGACCGGGATCTGGAAGTCGACGTACACGTCAGCGTCGTTGATGTTGTCGCCGATCGACCCGCGCCGGCTGTTGTTTACCGCACCAACTTCGACCGTGCCAACGGTGCCGTTCACGTCCCAGTTCGCGGCGGTTGCTTCCACGGTCCACGGCTGAAGCGTGTCGGCATTGTTCCAGGTGTCCACGTTGATCCGGGAGAAGGAGTCCCGGATGGAATGATCGACGGCGGTGAACTCCGCCGAACGGGTCCGATAGAAGAACGACGTGTCGAGCGGCGCCTCCGTGTCCCAAAAGATCGCCTTGTGGTCCGAGGCCACAATGAACTCCCCGGCCTCACCGCAGGGATAGATGTAGGGCCGCAGCGGGGTCTCTTCCCCCGTGTCGACCCGCACCCGGACAACCTGGATGCAGCGCGCGTACGGCACATCGCCCCAGTTGGCCTGGACTAGGACGTGTCCCACGTTGGGGAACGGGGTGGCGGTGATGGTCGGCATGGGTCACGCTGCCCTGGGTCCGTTGGCCAACGCCCGGGACTCCGCGCCTAGAGCGCGTACGACCCGCACGTCGAGAATGTCGGTGATCTCCCGGGTCCCCAGGAACACCTGGACGGTGGGCGCTCCGCCTCCGCCCCCGAACCCCATGTTCAGCAGCCCCGCACGACTCATGACCTCCCGGGCCCGCTTCGGGTTGTTGAGCGGCACGACCGCCTCCGGCCCGGCCTCGCCAATCATCGCCAACGTGGGGCGCCTCACCACATCACCCTCAGCCAGCAGCGCCGGCAGGACGGGCGAGACGACGAACGACCGGATGACACCGAGGATCTTGCTCTTGCCGACGAGCCGGTCCAGCCAGCCGAGCAACTCCCGGACCTTAGCGATCACGAACCCGATGAACAGGGAGATCGAGGTGAACGCCAGGCCGATGGCGAGCACCTGCCCCAAGATCAGCGAGAACATCTGGAGCAGGCCCTTCAGGGCCTCCCGGATAGTCGGGTCCTTCAGATAGGAGTTGAGGGTAGCCAGCCCGGCGTTGAGATCCTCCAGGAACTTCTTACCCTCTTCGCGGGTCAGCCCGAACAGGAGAGTGACAAACTCCCACAGCAACTGGAACGTCTTCACCAGCTCAGCCCCGGTGGCCAGCGCCTCGTCGATCCAGCGTTGAAACTCCCCCGACTCGACCGCCGCGATCAGCTTGTCGCCGACGGTGGTGAGTAGTTGCCCGAACAGGCCCAGCAGCTTCTCTACGACCGGCAGGCTAGCGACTACAACCGCTAGGAACCCTTCCATCAGCCGCATGCCGCCTGCGCCAAGCGCGGTGATGATCCGGCCGGTGGCTTCGAAGATCCGTGCTATCTGGTCCGCGACGGCTGGGGTGGCAAGTCTGCGGGAGAACGCATCCAGCAGCTCTCCCATCGCTGTAGCGACGTTGGCTAGCCCTCCCGCGAGCGCAGGCCCCAGCGCGCGCATGAGGCGGGTCAGCGCGCCGGTGACCTCTTGGAAGAACGCCTGCTGGACGAGCTGCCGCAGTTCGCGGAACTGCGGCACGAGCTTCTGGAATTCCTTGGCGACGGCGCGGGCGGCGGGGGACAGACCTTTGAGGGCTTCCCTGATCTTGTCGGGGTCGCCGTCCATGATCGCTTCGAGCGCGTCCCCGAAGCCCTGGAAGGCGATCACCAACGGAACGAAGGCCGTAACCAAGGTGGCGATCATGCCGGGGAGGACGCCTACCAACCCGGCGAGGGTGGAGAGCTGCGCCACGATCCCGATCAGACCCAAGACCAGCGGGGGTCCCACCGTGACCAAGGCCGCAAGCTTCGCGGCTAGCTCCGGGCCCTTCTGGATCAGGCTGGCAACCTGCGCGAGTAGACCGGTGAACCCCTTACCAACGGAGGACAGCAGGCCCCCGAAGAATTCGGACACCTGACTCGAGGTGTTCCGTACTCCGTCGAGCGCATCGTCGATGGCGTTCTTCATCGTGCGGGCGAGGAGCTTGCCGTGCTTCCGTCCACCCCGCAGAACCGCATCACCGAACTCGTCGGTGAACTCCTGACCGGCGTCTTCCCCGGCCTCGGCGGCGGCTTCGATCAGCTCCGTGAAGTCGGCGCGCCGGCCGACGTGCTTGAGTTCGTCGTTCAGCTCCTTTTCGGCGGTACGGCGGAACCGCGTCCAGTCGGCGAGGATCTCGACGAACGCCTGGCCTACCTGCCGAGGTGTAGCCATGGCGCGGAAGATAGCCGATCAGCCACAGGCGGAGCCAGCGCTTGACGCGTCATGGAAGTGGCTTACCTTCCTCCGCAAGCATCTCTTCGAACGCCTGCGCGTAGAAGTCCTCATCGAACCACTCCGCCCCCGAAACCCCCGCCGGGGGTGTGGAGAGTTGACCGTCGAAGGTAAAGCGTTGCTCCTTGGTCATGTTGCGGACGGCCAGGGCGTAAATGGCGTTGAGCGCAGCCCCCAGCGGGGCCGCGTCCAGATCGACTCCATGGACGGTCAGCTCGCCGCCGACATGCCGCCACTCCGCTGCCGCGCTGCGGATCAGCCGATCGGCTTCCCACCACTTCCACCCCGATGCCGCCGCCAGGGCTTCCCGGTGCACCCTGATCAACTCTTCGACGGTGAACAGGCCATCCAGAAGCCCCTCCAGGATGGCTTCCTCGTCGTCGGGGCCTAGGAGTCCCGGGACGATTGGCATCGGCTGCTCGTCGTCCAGGATGGCCAGGAACCACCTTCCCGCCGGCAAGGGAGGGATGGTGTAGGTGCGTCCGCCCAAGTCGACCTCGACCGCCCAGACGGTCAAGGCGGCGCGGGCGGCATCCGTCACGACGCCCTACCGTCGACCGGGGGCAGGGTAGTGATCCGGCGGGCGGAGGTCTTCTTCGCCCGCCGGGCCGCCCGGTTGTCGTCCGCCCCGTCGCTCCACAGCCGCAGGATTGTGATCAGTAGGCCCATGACTTCTTCACCTGTGAAGGTCGAGTCGGCCATCCTGTCCTCGATCCAATCCCAGTCGGCCTGGTCGTGGATGAGGGCAGCGATGAGGGTGAACAGCCGATTGAGCGCCGAAAGCTGACGCGCGAACTGGGCGGCGTTCGCCGGGTCGGCCTCCTCGCCGTAGTTCCGGCGCCAGAAGCCCATCCGCACCAGCACAGCCAACTGACCTTCGTTGGGCTTGACGGTCTGGATGGTGCGGCCCCCGAACTCGACCGGCCGGGTCTCCGTCTGCTCTGTCATGACAGCAGCTTACGACCCTGGAGGCCGGGTCACATGCAGCCGGAACCCTGCCGGTCCGGCGATCTCGTACAGCGCGGTACGCAGCCAAGGGCGCCCCCGCGCGGGTGGGATCCGCACCTGGAGCCGGTAGTAGACCTTCCCGCCAACAACGAACCGCAGCGCCGCCCGTCGGCGAGGGTTCCGCCGGGACCGGAACCGCTTCGGTAGGACGACGTAGCCGCCGTGCCCCTCATGGACAACGGCTGCATAGTTGACCTTCACGGTTACCGTGCCGATGACCCTGTCCCCCCGTGTGCGGACGTTGGGGGTGTGTCTGCTACGGAGGGTCCCTGTACGGACCGGGGACAGCACCTTGGCCCGGTTGTTTACCCGGTTGGTCAGGAGGGTGATGTACCGACCGGAGTCAGCCGCCAGTACCCTCCGCAGCTCCTCCCGGGCCATCCGCACCCGTATCTTCGCTGGCATCCCAGACCACCTCCAGGTAGCCGGCCGCGATCCGGGCTTCGATGAACGGTTCCAGCTCGACGGTGGCCTGCTCACCCTCATCCATCAGATCGAAACTGCGGGTAGCACGCACCCGCACCATCTTCGGCTCCTCCGGCGGCTTTGCCTTGACTGTCACGGTGCTGGCTCCTCACACTCGTCGCAGGGCAGCACCTCGACCGTAATCGACAGCGTCCCCCCGACACACCTGCCTTCCGGGCCTATCGGTTGCCACTCCCCGAAGCTGACCAGCCGGTTGGGGTCTCCGGTAGCGAAGCAGCACGCTACTGCCTGCCGCATCGCCATCGCGTCTTCCATCATCAGGTTGTGGGCTGCGGTCCACTCCTCACACGTCGGGAGCGTCTCCGCTGTACCAACCGGGGCACAGCGGACCGCCCCCAGCTCCAGATCCAACCGCCACTGCGTCGGCAGGCAGCGGGTGGGCTGCTCCTCCGGGCCGGGGAATCCCGCGCCCCAATTCACCACCCGCACCCACCCCAACCCGGAGCAGCATTCATCTTGGGTGAGGGAGATCCCGTAAGCGACCTCCCCCGGACGTATGCAGCAATCGGCTACCGGGGTGCTGACGAGCTGAAGCTGTGTGCAGTAGCAGTCCTTCAACGCCTGGACAACCGGCGCGAAGGTGAGATCGATCAGCGCCATCACGCGGTCCAGGTCGTGATACGCGGCTCAGGCATGTCGATGTTGGACACCCGGGGACGCTGCCGCAACCGGTTCGGGTTGACAGCCACTAGCCACCGGTCAGCAGTGAGCAGCCCAGTGCGGTATTCGCTGAACTCGTCGGCGGCGGCGATCAGCTCCATCGACACCCCCTGCCGGGTCAACGACGACACCCGTTCCGGGAGGAGACAGTCACCGGCCGCGCAAGCCTTAGCGAAGGAGCACGCCAGTGCGCCCGCCGCAAGCTGCCCACCTACCGGCACCGGGGTGCCGCGCGTGTAGGTCACCACGAACGTGTTCTCCGCCGACCCGGCCGGAACGTCGAAGTTCTGGCACTCCGGCCAACACTCACCATCCTGCCGCACCAGCAGGTAGCCGTTGTCGATCCGGTAAGCCGCTTCGGGGATGACCGCGTTGTCGACGCGCACCTCGATGACGGAGCTGGCCGGGCCGGGCAGGGCTACCTCGCAGGAGGCGCCGCAGCAGCAGACACCGCAACATCCGCAGTTACGCCAATCGCCTCCAGAGTCGACCCACGGCCACCAGCTCCTGCCGCCACCGTCTCCCCAGTGTGAGTCCATCCACACGCCCCACGTTTCGTAGCTGCGGCCGGTGCAGCGGCTGTAGCAGGGGCGGACGGTGAGCTGACACAGACCGAACTGCCGGCCCGACAACGCCCACAGGATCTCCGTTGCGTAGGCGGTAGCCGTCTCCTGCTGATCGACTGTGTACGCCGTCTCCCAGTCGGGGCAACACGAGGTGTTGATGGTCCAGGCGCATGGCGCCGCGCCCGCTGCGGACGGGGCACCAAGGGGGGGCAGGACAGGCATGGGTCACCTCCTGGCTCAGGCTAGCGGGAAGGTGAGGCCATCAAGGTTGATCTCGGCGTTGAGTCCTATCGCCGCGCGGACGGAGATGGTGCCGTCGGGGTCGATGTCGAGGAACGTGCCGACAGCTCCAGCGCCGCCGGTTCGGAAGCTGTACGTGTTCCGGAACGGTGGGCGATGCGTAGGTGGGCCAGCCGTAAGGGTGACCAGCGTCGCGTCCCCGGCGATAGCGCCGCCGATCGCCAACGCCCCCCGCAGCCGCACCACAGCCAGTAGCGGGTCTAGGCGACTACTGGCTTGCGGGTATACGCCTCCAGTGGAGGTGACGTTGACTCCTAGCGCCAACGCAACCCAGGCGCCGGGTGGGGTGTTGGAGCCGGCAACCGTCCCCACCGCCACCATGTCCCCAGCCGCCGTCACATGCCAGCGAACGGTGTTGTCGGACAGGGTTGCCTCGAGGATGTGCACGGTCGGGTTGTCGACCTCAGCGTTGGGGAACGCCTGGAAGCGGGCGGCTACCCGGTTGTTCGCGGAGGCGCGGGAGCGGATCTCGCCGAACTCGTTGAAGTAGCCGGTGCGGGTACCGGCGTTCTGCATCTTCAGCAGGTCTTCCGCCGTGCCCGGGTCGACCATCGTGGGTCGATCCAAGATCACGCTGTGGTCTTCGTCGATGCTCATCTGCCGCAGCCCGTCGTTACCGACCACCCGGAAGGTGTGGCCTTCCGCGTGCATCCAGTATTCGTCCGGGGCGGCATGGAACATGATCATCCCCGCGCCATCCGTGATCAGCGGGTTAGGCGCGGGGATGGTCATGGCGACGTCGGAGAAGATCGTTGCGGGGGCGGCGACGTTACGGCGGAAGATCCGGACCGGTACACCCGACGCGATGGTGCCGTCGGTGCGCGTGAAGATCTCCGGCCCGTACTGCGCCATCAGAACTCACACGTTGTACGGCAGGCGGATGGTGAAGCTGCCGAACTGGGTGGGCGCGTCCGCGTCGGTGATGGTGATGGTGAACTCACCCGGGCCGGGGTAAGTGTGGTTCGCGGTGCCGGTCTGCGCCACACCCAACGTGGACGTGTTGTCACCCCAGTCGACGTTGACGTTGCCCGCCGCCAGGTTGTCCACCGTCAGGGTCACCGTGTACGGATTGCCGGCCACGTTGAACGCGCTGATCGACCCGTTGGGCTGCGCCGCGCTCGACGGGCAGGTGTTCACGTTCTGCGTGGTCGTTCCCGTGGCCACCCCGCCGTTCACCGCGTTGTAGATCACGTTGGAGCCGGCCACATAGCCGGCCACGACATCCGTCCCGCCCCGCTTCAGCAGCAGCGCGCCCTTGCCCGCGATCACCGCTTCCGGGATCACAATCATCGGGTAGCGCCCCGCCGTGTCGAGGCCGATCTTGCCCTTGTCGGTCAGCGCCCAACAGAGGACACGCTGCGCCACGGCCGTGAGCTGGCCGTACGCGTCGACCGCAATGCGAACAGATCCACCAGCCATGTCGATCTCCTTACGCGAGAGTGGTGCAGCCGCAGGCAGCGGCGGGAGGAGCGGCGGTGACCCGCTCGAAATGGTCGTGGTCGAGGGGGCCGATCGCGGTCAGCAGCGGTTCCAGTACACCCGTCATCGCGTCCCGCCGCACCAGGTACGTCGAGTGTCCCGTACCCCACGGGCTGCCAATCTGCGTACGGGCATTGGTGACGTTGAACGACACGGCGCCGTTTTCGAACGTCAAGTCACCGGGGGTGCCTTCCACAATCCACGGCGCCAGGTAGTAGCCGTAGGGCTGGTTGGTGGCGGAGCACGCCTCCTGGGCCAGGCGGGTCCACACCTCCAACCCGAAGCTTGTGGTGCCTACCCCGGCGTCACCTTCCCGTGTGCGGAACCCCACCGCCTGCGCGGTGGGGGTGGCGTCGTTGAGGACAACAGTCGACCCGGTGACCATCGAGTACAGCTCGGGGTCGACCTCACAGAACGTGATGTTGAACGTGAACCACTTGAACTGGGCCCGACGCCGATCTTTCAGGCAGATGTCGCCGTTGGCGTTGAGCACCACGATCTCGGTCGGGTCCTCGTACTCGGCCGTCCGCTCGATCGACACAAAGCCGCTAGACACGATCGAGCAAGACGGCGCGCCTGTGAGGATCGTGCCGCACGAGTCGAGCTTGGTGGCACGCATCCGCGTGCCCCCCACCGGCTTCATGCAGATAGACGGCATGGCGTTACTCCTTGGCTTCCTCGGCAAGGGCGATTTCGGCCTTCAGCCGCTCCTCACCCCAACGCCCGTCGACCTTGCCGCCCAGCTCCTCCAGCCGGGCCCGCAGCGCGGGCACATCCGCGTTGTCGGCGTCGGCGTCGGGGGTCTGCTGTTCCTCCACCGTGCCGGCGTACTTCGCGGCAAGGTCGTCGGGTACGTCGATCGCATGCACGTCCGGCACCCAGACCACCACGCGCGGGTTGTCCGGCACCATCGCCAGCAGCTTGCCCAACACCTCGGCGGGGTCTTGGTCCTGTCCCAGGTAGATACGACTAGTCATGCCGGAAGGGTCACCTCCACCGCTGCAATGCAGCACTCAACGGTGATCGCGTAGTTGCGTTCGACGAGAACGAAGTGCTGGTTGAGGGTGCGGTTGAACGTCTGCCGGGCCGGTGGGATGTGCACGTCGTCGGAAGCCCAGATGATCACGCGTCCGGTGGCGTACATCCACTCTGTCGTCGCGGTAGGAGGATCGTTGGCTACACCGTTGCCGGAGTAGCCATCGCCGAAGACCACCGTGTTGCCCCGGTACGTCTTGACCAACTGCCCGTCCTGCCGGAGCTGGTTCGCGAACGCTAGATGCGCCGCCATCCGAGGCCGGGCGTGGATCAGGCCAGGCAGCCCGTAACAGTCCGCGATGTGCTGCTCGAGCAGCGCCATCCCGTTGACGGGGGACGTCGCCGCGCCCAGGTTGGTGACAGCCGGGGCGGTTACATCGTGCAGGTAGTCCGGGACGTCGACCGCGTCCACGCCCCAAAACGCCGTTTCGATACCGCGCTGCTCGGCTGCTTTGAACCTGCGGAGCGCGCGACCTTCCAACCCTTCCCAAGCGTCAGCTCCAAGGCTGCCGCAGTTGAGGGTCGCGTAGACAATGAACGGCATCGACGTGTTGAAGGCATCGGCGCCGTCGAAGGTCTTCGCTGGTGGGGTGGCGTCGCACAGCGCCGGGTACACCCGGGCGTCAGCGCAAACCTCCGGTACGAACTGCGTCCCCCCGCCAATCCCGTGCGGAGGCAGCGGGATTGGGCCTAGGGCCGCCGTCAGCAGCCCGTAGCTGGCCGCCGGCGCGGGAGGAACCGGAACCCGGAACGGCGGAAGCAGTGGACTCGTCACCTACGCCCCTCCTTCCCGGGGCCGGGCCCCCGGGTTGCCCCGGGGGCTTCAACCGTCAGGGTCACGCGCAGACGAACGCGGTAGTGCTGGAGGTGGTGCCGGACGCGCAGAAGGTGACCTCGACAACACGGCTGCCGCCGTTGCACACCTGCGCAACGAGCACGCCTTCCTCCGTGAACAGCGCGGTGTAGCGGTTCGTGGAGAGGTTGGTGCTGTCGTAGATGGTGTCGAGGCGAATGGTGTCGTCGGAGCCCCGCAGCCACGTGCCGGCCGGGTAGGCGAGGAAGAAGACGCTGTTCGGCCAGGAGGTCAGCGGGGCCGCGCCGCCGGGGCCCGCCGCCAGACCGCTGAACGCGTCCTGCCAGTCGTACACGTACTGGAGCCGCGCGCCTCGGGTGGTGAAGTGCGCGGCGATCATCGCGTCAGTGACGTTGACGAACTCGACGCCCGTCCGCCGGCTGAGGTCCGCTCGCATGACTGCGGTGGCCCAGTGCGGCAGCACAATCTCCACCGTCTGCCCGAACCCCATCCGGTTGCGGTACCGGATGTCCTCGACCGTCAACTCGACAGCGGCCAGGAGGCCGGAGGTGGCGGAGGTGTCCAGCGGCACGTCGATCGGCGGGTTGAGGTCGACCACCGTGCTGCCGGCGACCATCTGCGCAATCACAAACGCGTTGAGCCGGTGCATGTGTGCAACCAGCGCGCCCCGGATGAACCGCTGCACCAGCTCTGGGTAGCCCCGGCGCTGGAGGATGCTGCCGGTGATGCAGACACCTTCGACTTCCAGCCGGGTGTCGGTGAACGCCGGGCAGGGGATCTCCATGCAGGGCTTGACCGTGTTGGCGATGACCTGCGCCTCGGTCTGGTGGAAGTAGCCGGCGCCACCGAAGATCGTCGCGAAGTCCGGGCCGGGCGTGAACCGCAGACCACCCCGCGTGATCTGGACCTCAGGAATGTCGATCATTCCCTCGCCGGTCTCCAGCTCACACAGGTCGTAGATGGTCTGGGAGGGGGCGCACCAGCCGGCCGCCGCCGTCAGGGAACCGCCGGGAAGCCGACTCTCGTCAACGGCGAACTGGACGAGCTTCTCGTCGTCGTCGCCCTTGGAGATCAGATCCTCCTGGAAGTTCCGCTTGATGACCGCGATGCCGTGCCGGCCAGGCGAGACACCGTAGGTGGCGAGCCGGCGCTCTGCGGCCTTCGCCACATCCAGCCAAGACCCGAACGCCATCGCACCCGCATCAGGGGACGTCAGGACCATGTCGCTGAAGTTCAGGTCGCTCACGGGGGCGGGAGCTGCCGGGGCGCGCCGAGCGACGGCAGCAACACGAGGGGCGGTGCGGGCCCGCGCGCCGGCCGTGACCGCAGCAGGTTCCTCCACGGGCCGGTCGGACTCCTCGGTCTCTTCGACCTCCTCGGTCTCCGGCTCCAGTTCGGCGGCGAGGGAGGCGTGCGCGGACGCACGCGAGGCGCGTGCGGTGCGTTCCGCCTGCACGCCGCGCACGATGTCACGCAAAGACTCCAGAGAGCTGATGTCGTCATCGGTGACGGTGTCGGGGGCCTTGTCCCGGATAGGACCGGCGGTGGCCTTGGCCTGGGTCTCCAGGTCGGCCAGCTCGGCGACGGTCAATCCGCCAAGGTGTGCAGAACGCTCGTCCGGCGTCATGCCGGCAAACGACGCAAGGAACTCGGAGAAGTCCACGGGGGTGCTCCTGGGCATGGTTGAGCGAACGGAAGGAGGTTCCGGTCACTGTCCCCGGCCGGCTCACAGCTCAGCACCCGCGACGTGATCTGGATGGAGAGTAGCCCTTTGGGCACAAAAAAAGCCAGCTCCCGGCCGCGCGGCGCGCGGGGGAGCTGGCTCTTGGGAAGATACGGGCGGAAGGAGGACCGCCCGTCGCGGCCCGTCCTGGTCAGTCTAGCTAGTCGGTGGTGTCCCGGCGGGACGGCGACCCGGCGTGAATCTGGTTGGGATCGTTTCGGCTGAGCGTGGCCGCGAACCCACGGGGCATGTGGGTGAGGGCGTAGACGAGCGCGCCACGCATCCACTCTGACCGGTTGACGCCTTCCGCCTCCACGGCCGCGTCGAGCAGGTCCAGCAACGTGCTGTCGATCTTTGTTCCCACGATGAACGTCTTAGCCATGCGTCAGACGTTCCCCTCGTTCCGGTAGAACTCATTCCGTTGATACAGGTACGCCCCGACATACACGGTCAGGAAGCCAACGGGTTCGCTCAGCTCCCGGACGGTCTGACGCACGTACCGCTCGGTAGCCCCGGAGATGGTGAAGTCATCGACGAACAGCCAGCGCTGCCCGAGCGTGCCCTCCGCGCGTTGGTTGTGCGCGTCCGCGTGACGGGAATGCCCGGAGCGCCGGACGATGCACCAGTTCAGGTTCAGCAGCCGGCCGAGGCACGGCACAACCAACGCCCCCGACAGTCCGGTCCCTACGAGGGTGTCGTAGGTGTGGCCCTGCGTCTCGTCCTGCATGCGCAGGGCGAGGTCGCGGGGGTCGTCGAAGGCGCGGGGGAAGTAGGTGTCGGGGCGGAAGCTGAGGTGATCCTCGCCCACGATGTACGTGACTGTCATTGACACCTCCTGTATGTCTAAGGCAGACAGCATACAGCCCCCGGGTCCTCACAGACACGGGGGCTGCAAACTAGCTCACGTCGACTGGACGGACGGTCAACTCCACACTGACGGGCTGCCCCATCAGGTCCCACGCCCAACCCTTCAAGTAGAAGACATGCACAACCGGCTTCTGACCGGGCTCGGGCCGGTCCTCGTAGAACGCGGCGCTACCCGCCTTGGTGACGTGAGAGAGGTAGAACGTCGCCCTGACTTCCTCCATTCACAGCTCCTCATGCGATTCGAGCCAACGGAGCACAGCGCGCCGCGTCTCGGGAACTCCGCCCGTTGACAGCACGTCGGCCAGCAGGCCCAGCTCCTGCCGGGCAGCGTCAGTAGGCAAAGCTGCGTACACCGTGTCGAGACGCTCGTAGATCTCCTTTCCGCTCATCGGACCTTCTCGTCGATCTGGATCACGACGGCCACCCGGCCGCCGTCGAACTGACCTGTCGAGATAGTCCCGACGTTGAACCACTGGCCGTCGTGCGACTCAATGACCACGGGCAGGTGCCCGCCATAGTTGTCCAGGCCATCACGCACGTTGTCGACGGTGTTCTCCTCGTTGATCACGAACCCCTCCTTAGGTTCTTGCTGAGCGTGTGACGACGGGATTCGAACCCGCACCCGGTACCGGCCAACGGCTTTCCCTGTGCTGCCACTTACACCACGTCACGGTCCCCGGAGTCCCTGGCCTTCAGCGTCGCGACAGGGCCCCTTCGCGTACGCCTACCCTCCAGTCCCCAGGGAGCTATCTGTGTCTTCGACGCAGGCCAGCTCATACCAGCGCCGGCCTCGCTCGTTGCCCTCCCGTAGGAGCGAGGGCAGTCTGTACGCAAACAAGGTCGCCAACACTGCGTAGAGGACATTGGCCCACGGAACCCAGCCCATCACGGAACCTTGCCAGTCGTACCCTCGCTCGGGTCTGCCCTGAGCGCCTCGATCATCTCCGGGTGGTTGAGTTCGGCCTGGAGCCTGTCAGCGGCCCTGCGCAGGGCCGCCTTCCGTTCCTCTGGCGTCATCTCACCAAACGTCTTGCCGCTCATCCGATGGCTCCCCGAAGCAACCGCGCATCGGCCAACAGGAACTGGTAGACCTGATCGCAGGTAACCAGCTCCGGATCATGGAACTCGGCACACCCGTAGCACAGAGGGTGAGCCAGCGGCCTGCCCTCGGCGGCGGCTGCCTCCGCGCGCAGCTCTTGGTGGGCGATAGCCAACCCGTGCAGGTACGCGTCCTCCGCCGCATAAGCGGCAGCGCACTCGTCGTTCATGTCGTGCTCCTTCTGTTGGTCGCTGATTGACCTGGGACGTGCCCGGCGAGAATCCTCGCCGGGCACTACCCTCCGGGCTCAGTGACCGATCTTGGTGGCGTGCGCCGGGCTGGTCGGAGCAATCGCATCGACGTAGTCCGGGTCCAGCAGGAGCGCAGCCTCCGCGAACGCCTCCGCGTCGCGGGCCTTCGCGTCGAGCTGGTCGATCTGGGCCTTCGCCTCGGCGGCAGCCTTGTCGGCGGCGCGCTTGTCCTTGCGGGCCTGCGCCGCGTCGACCTTCGCCTGAACGGCAGCGGCCTTGTTGGCTGCGCGGGTCGCGGCGGCGGTGACCTTACGGGCGCACTGCGCGGCGGTGGTGCAGGTCTTGGGATGGGTGCAACCGGCCACCGTGACGATGATCTGCGCCGGGGCGGCGATGGCCTGCTCCTCGTTCTCCAGCTCGGTGAAGTCGACACCAATCGCGGTGGCGGCCCACTTGATGGCACCGACGGCGGCGACGGTGATCGCGAACACGGCCGCCTCGACAACCCAGCCGAGGTGGGCCAGCTCGATCGGCAGCGAGGCCAGCACGTTGATGAGCATGCTGACCACGATCAGGCCGACGAAGACCCGGGTGGCGCGGCGCTTGGCTTCGTGCTTCATGGCCACGGTCTGCGCCTGGATCATCATGGCGATCATGCCGAGGTCGAAGACACCCGGGATGAGCAGGCCAAGCTTGCCGACGATGGCGGCGAGGAACTCGGCCTGGTGGCCGTAGGTGGCGATGAGGCCAACGAACAGAACGACCGTGGTGATCAGGCCGACCCGCTCGATCGCCTTGACGGCGTTCGGAGCGGCTTTCTTCGATTGGATCCGACGGTACTCAGCGGCAGGGCTGACCACGTCAGCGGTGGCGGCCTGGGCGATCTGGGCGACCTGACGGGCGAAGCGGAACATGATGTGTCCTCCAAGGACTGGGACGGTTCCGGGTGCTGCTCGCGTGGGAGCACTCGGCGGAACCGAAGACTGTGGGGTGCCCGAACGGGCCCCGTGGAACGCGCCGGAATCGAACCGACCCCCTCCCGGGGGCTATCGCCCTCGGAGCACCACCAGGTGCTTTGCGTCCCGTGTACCGATTTTCTCCAGCGAGCGCCTTGTCTAGGGGCTTCCGGTTGACTGTGGTCTCGGCTACAGGCGGTCAGTGGATTTCGGTATCCGGGGTTCGCTCCCCCGGCCTTCCCCTGCCGTTTCCCCTGTGCGTCCGTGTCCCGGCTCGGTCTGGAGTTGTGTCTTGCTGTCTTGCTTTCCTATACAGTGTAACCCGCTTACCCTGACTGTCAAGCCCTGTATTGCTGTGAACTACATCACACCTTGACAGACTCAGTAAGCTGTGTATGGTGACAACATACAGCACGGCCACAAGGAAGGACACACCCATGAGCCGGCTACAGGAACTGATCAACGCACTACACAGGCAAGGCTTCACCCTCCGCCACAGCGGATCCGGCCACTACCAGGTACGCAACGCCGACGGCCAGGCGGTAGGGGCCCTGCCATGCAGCCCCTCGGATCATCGCAGCCTGAAGAACGCCGTAACGGCCCTGCGGAAGGGAGGGTTCGTCTGGGACCCCAAGCACGGCAGCAAGTAGGCAGCTAGGATCGACGCAGCGGCCCGGAGGCCAAGCCTCCGGGCCGCTGCCTTGTACCCCGCTACCGTTTACGACCGTACACCGCAAGATGCTCCCGCAGCGATGCTGGGGAAACCCCCTCCGGCTCCCCGTACATGGCGACCCGCCGCAGCTTGCCCTGATCGCAGAGCTGATAGACCCGCTGCCGGGACACGTTGAGGATCGCGGCAGCGGCCATGTACGGGGTGACCGCACGGTGGTAGCCAATCGCGCAGGCAACCGCCTGCCCTGTACTCGTGTTCCAGAACTCGCGGGGCGGTTCGCTGCACGGGTACAGCGCCCCCATGAGCCGCTCAGCCGCCTCGACCCGGGTCTCCGGATCCTCGAGGAAGTCACCGAGTTGGGACACGGCGTGCACCAGTTCACTCCCGAGACCGAGTCGCCGGCCGAGGAGTCTCTCCAGCCGGTTCAGCAGGTCGTACGCCTCGACCGCGACCAGCCCAACATGCTCCGCTTTGTCCATCTACTCTCCCTCGTCCAGATCTTGTACGTGGTCTAGGCAGGTGAAGCCCCCATGTCCGTCGGGGATGGTGCCGGGCCGCCGGCAGCGCAGGCAGCGCGGCGGGAGGTCCGTGTGTTGTGCAGCGCGTGCCGCCCGGCGCGCGTGCGCCGGGCGGTTGGCACCTTGCTTCACATGCTTGGTCACGCGACTACCTCCCAGCCCTCTGCGTTGTCTGGCAGACACTTACAGTCTGCATTGCCCTTACTCCCGTTGTCAAGTATCCTGTCCGTACGGGACATACAGAGAGGGGTGAAGGGTGCGGGACTGGGACAACGAAGACGACCGACCCGAGATCAACCTGCCGGGCTGCGCTGAAGTCATCTTGCGGTGGATGGGGAGGGTGTTGCTGACCGCAGCGGTCGTCCTGTGCCTGTACGAAGCCGTGCGGATACTCGCACGGTGGTGAAACATCAGGAAGGGGAGTCCCGCTAGCTCGGGACTCCCCTTCCGTGTCTCCCCCCACGGGAACGCGCCTCAGCCTACTTCGGCAAGACCTTCCCTGCGCGCCCGCTGCGTGCCAGCGCCACCCGGGCGGACGTCTCGTCCACGTAGGCCGTCGACACGGTGCCATCGTTGAACTTGATCACGAACTGGGCGCCAGCCGTCGCCTGCGCCCCCTTGCTACCGCAGCCGCACATAGCTCACTCCATCCCCACCAGCAGGGCCTGCCGCTTCGCGGCTCGCTCCTGCTGCTCCAGGGTACGGAACTCCTCCGTCAGTTCGCGGTAGACAGCGCGGCGCCGCTTCCGCTTCCGCGCGAACTCGTCCTCCTCGGTGATCTTCTCCGCCAGTCCCCGCACCACATCAAGGCTGCGGGTCGCCTCGGTGAGGAGCTGCCGCAGCCCACCCGCATCCACCGCGAGCGGCTCCTCCTCGACCACCACAAGACCCTTCGGCATCGCGCCGGCCGCCACGAGTGAGGTCTGAAGCCCGGAGGTGACGTGCGCGCGGGGCGCCGGGAACGCGGGAGCTGTAGTGGAGACAGCCATCACCTCCACCAGCGACAGCTCCCGGCCGTCATGGCGCCAATCGCCGGACACGCCGCGCTCCAACACAGGCGCCAGGTCCACCTCGGCCACCGGCACACCCGACACCCAGATCCCGTGCGCGTCCTTACCCGCCCGCGCGTACGCGAACGTAGTGAGCTGGTCGTAGTGGCGAATCGTCGCGGCCAGGTTCAACCAGCCGCAGGCGTGGTCGTCGGAGTCACACGGTGGGGTGTGGGATGTGCAGGTACGAGCGAACCTGCCGTACCCCACCGTGAGCCGTCCCGCCTTGACCCAACCCTCAGCCGTGTCCACGGCGTAACGGTGGAACTCGCTGAAGTTCTCACCCTCCGGCGGGGTGACGCACACCCGGTATTCGCTGTGGCAGACACCCCACGCGGCGATGTGCCCCTTCAGCCGTCCCTCGTCGGTGAGGCGCAGCGGGGTGTACTGGTCCAGCTTCGGGTCGGTGAACCATGCCTCGGGCGGGCCCATCTCGGCGGCGGCGGTGACGGCGCCACGCCGACGAGCGTCACGGCGGTTCCGCGCCCGCTTCCGCGCCCGCTGCGCCTCAACGCCAATCGCGTCCTCCAGCTCCATCAGGAACCGCAAGTGAATCCGCAGGGTGCTCAACTGCGTGTCCAGGTTGTCCATGGTGTTGGTGTCGCCGCGTTCCTCCGCCGCGTCCAGCCGGTCGATCAGCTCATCCTCTTCGATCCGGGCGGTATCGATGTTCTCCCGAACCCAGCCCTGAACCTTCGCCGGCTTGTCCCCGTTGCGGAGCATGTCCTTAGCGCGGTCGTACGTGTGGCCGCTGCCCACCGGAGGAGTCATCTTGATCTCTCGGGCGATGTCCGGTCCCAGGTTGATCCGCCGGCCATGGTCCTTCTGATCATGAAGACCCTGGAGGTGGAACTGATCGCAGCCGCAGCCCTCCGAGGCGACGTCCTCTACGCCCAGCTCCAGCGCCATCGCGGCCTCGTCGGGTTCCTCGAACAGCTCGAAGTTGACCTCCGCGAAGGCCGGGATGGCGACGAGTGTGGCGCCGGAGATTCGGCCCTGGGTGATCACGAACTGGCTGGGCTTACACCCGTCATGCTCCGTGCAGTGCTGCAACGGATCGAACTTCTCCCCGGAGACCGGCTCGCGGATCTCGAAGGTGACATCGTCCAGATCAACAGACGGCTTTGCTACACCCGCCTTCGCCAGCTCCTGCGCGCGTTCCACCTCGGGCACGATGCCCATGTCCAACCAGTCGCCGATGGCGAAGATCTCGCCCTCACGGATGTCGATCTCGGTGATCCGCCCGACCGTGACCGAAGACGAATGCCCCTCGCCGGTCTCCAACTGGAACAGCAGAGGCAGCGGAAGGTCCCGGTGCGAGATGCTGCCCGGGGCGAAGATCCGCCGGTCCCCGGTGACCTTATCGATCGGGGCCAGCGTCGACCTCCAGCGCTTCACCATAGGCACCAACGCACGCTCCTCCGCGTCGTCGTCATCGACGGACAGGGCGTACTCGTCATCGTCGTCGACAGGAACGCAGGTGCCGTCCCGCAGCTCCTGCCCGGGGGGGCACTTCCGCGCCAGCTCCTCAGGATCCATCGCATGCCCCTTTCCGGGTGGCTTGCCTAGCGCGCGGGTGTGGAGCCGGTTACACAGGCCCTCAGGGTTCTTCGGGAAATACTTGCGGAGGTTCCGGACGCACCGGTCGAAGTCGCCGTCGGTGCCCCAGCGGATCTTCTTCGCGCCCTTCCCGTGCACCCAATACTCGATCAACTGCTGCGGCATCGTGCCGGGCACAAACAGGTCGATGGGTGCGGTCACAGCTACTCCTGAGCGAGGTCCGGCGGGTTGACTACGTTCTCCGGACGCGGGACCGAGCCGGCCCGGCCGGTCCGGCTGCGGATGCCAGCACGAACCGCGCTGTCCTTGGCCGCGACGAGCTGATTGATGGCCGTGGTCAGCTCGGGGCTGTCCGTCTCGATCTCGGCGAGGATGGCCACCGCCGCGTCATAGAACGGCTTACTAAACGGCTGGAGCGCCTCAGGCAGGTGGTCGTACGCGAGCCACGACAGTCCATCCCGCACACCCGGGTACCGATGATCGAGATTCACGCGTTGATCCCTTCGTCTCGTGCCCTGATGATCCCACGCGCGGCCCGCGCCTCGACCTCCGCTGTGGTTTCGGATGCAGCCTTCCACCCCCGGTTAGCCATGTCCACGTTCTCCCCGGGCTCGACGACGAGCATGGTGCACCGGCACTGGATCCGTTCAGCCGCCGGCAGGGTCGGGTCGCCCGGGAACAGGGCTGAGGCGCCACCGACGCTGAACACTCCGTCGAGCGCGGCGCGCTGCCCGTCGGCGATGAAGTGACTGTCGCGGGTACGCGGATCCATCGTCGCTAGCCAAACCTTCTCCAGCGGCTCGCCCAGCTCGTCCTCGAGGATCTGGAACGCGTCGTAGCTGCCGCCGTTGTAGGCGGACAGGGACTCGGTGCGTGCCACCACCACCGCCCTGTTCCGCCACCGCTCGCTGTCTGTAGACAGGAGGGTGGCGTCGATCCGGTCCGCCAGCTCCGGGATGCCTTCCCCGGCGTTGATGCCGTCGTCAAGCTCGCGGCGGATCAGCCCGAACACCTCATCCGGTGTCCGCACCATCCTGTTACGGACTTCCTCGAGGTGCCGCTGCACGTACGGCCGGGCGGAGAACGGCACGCTTTCGCCCGCGACCCGCTGGTAGGCGTTGCGGAGAACCCAGGTGACACCTCCGGTCAGGAAGTCCGTCAGCAGCCGCCCAAAGCGGATGAGCCCGGAGAACACCCCGAACGGGTCGATGATCCGCCAAGCCGGTCGGAGGACAGCTCCCCGCACCGCGTCGAAGAACCCATCCATGAGCCGGATGTAGTCCTCGTAGACCTTCCGCTCACCTTGGATGAGGAAGCCCAGCGCGGCCATCCTGTCCGGCAGCCACAGGTCTTCACCGAGACCTTCGGGCATGGCTACACCTGACCATCCGGCATGTCCATTGGGTCACCCCAGGACTCCTGCGGCAGGTCGGTCTCCAGCTCGACGATCCTGTCCTTGATCTCCTGCGGCAACGCGTCCCAGGTCAGATACTTGTCAAACGCTGCCCGTAGTTCCATCCGGTCCTGCGGGTGGACGTCGTGCATGCCGAACAACGCGGTAAGCCGCTGCTCCAGGTCAATCTCTGCCGGGGTAGTCATCACGCCTCCTGGACGATCATCACCGAACGGTTCAGGACGTTGAACGCCTCATGCCCTTGACGCGGAACGGCAGCGTTAGAACCGGGGTAACCGTAACGAATCCGGATCGCGTCGTGTCCGCGCGCCGCCGCGTACCGGCCTTCGTCGTACAAGGTGCCTTCCTCGTAGACGCCCTTCGCCTTCGATCGCGGTGCACTGGCGGCGTGGGCCTCCCGTTCGATGGTGGCAATCTTCGCGATCTTGGCGTCTTTAGGGATGAGCGCCCGGACAACGCTGCCAACCGTGCCGTCCGAGTAGTTCTTTGCCACCCGTTCATCCGTCGCGAAGTAGTAGCCGTTACCGAACATGCCCAACCCGTAGTAGGCAGCGCCAGTGCGGAACTCCTCATGGATGTCGGCGGCAGACTTGGTCTGCGACACGGCGCCGCCCCGCCCGGCGCGGTAGCCATGAACTCCCGTCGCTCCTCTGACACCCCGGAACACTTCGATGTAGTCGCCCGTCGCGAGCAGCCGGTCAAACTCCGCCCGGTCCACGACAGTGGGTGTCTCGTCGAAGCCCTGCATAGCACCGATGGCGGCGAGCCGGCCGTCTGCCGTCTTGCCGTCGAAGTTCACCCGTGCGTGTTTGATGTCCTGCCGCAGCTTGTCCTTAGCCGCCTTGTCCGGCATCAGGTCAGTAGCGCGGGACACCTTGTGAGGCTTCTTCGGCTTAGCTGGAGCAGCAGGGGTAACGGTGGTCTGGCCGGGCACTAGGCGCGGTGGGCGAGTAGTGGGCCCGCCCCACGTGTTGGGGCGACCTGGGGCTGTGGTTACGGCGCTCGTGGGGAACAGGGTCATGACGTTTCCCTGAAGCTGCCCGCCGGCTAGCGGCCTGAGTAGCTTCCCCCCACTGTCCAGCGCATCAATCTCTGCCCGGGTCATCCACTTCGCGTCGGCTGTCTCCAGTCGTGCATGGTGTGAGGACAGGTCCGGCGTCAACTGCGTGTCGACAGTTGCGGCGATGGAGGTGTAGGACCAGCCACCGGGGATGGAGGTCTCGTGGGTGCCATGAACCCGCGCCTTCTGAAGGTCGCGGGTCTTGAAACCCAGTTCCTCGACTACCTCACGGGCGCCACCCGTGTATGGATTCTCGTTTTCGTCTTGCGCGCCGCCGGGGAACTGCCACTTACCTGGGTCGCTGATCCCAGGGCCGCGCTGCACCATCAAGAACCGTTCGGTTCCGTCAGCCGGGTCGACATGGCGAAGCAGGATGCCACTGGCGCCGTACTGACCCCAAGGTCCGGTACCGCCGCCCGGTGTACGGAACCAGCCGTCACCGCTCCTGCCGCGTTTGCTGGCCGGCATGACAGTCAACAACCCGGCCGTACCGTTCGGATCGGCCACCAGGGTCTGGCCCGCGCCGGCACCCGCAGGCGGGTAGACGGCCTGCGAGCTGACTTGTCCCGCCGGGGTACCGGGAGGGGTGAACCGGTCGATCAGCTTTTGCGCTCGGGTGGTGGAGGCGGAGCTGCGGGACGTTGTCGCGATGTACGCCAAGTCACCGAGGAGGGTCGACTGTTCGGCCGGGCTGAGACCTGCGTACTGGGTGCGGCGTAGCTTGGCGTAGACAGTGAGCTGTCGGGCCGCCGTGCCAGCCTTGGGGTCACGGCCGTAGATCACGTCCCGGGCGGCATCGAGCGCGGGATCGGGTTTAGTGCTGGGGGGGACTGGTGCCCAAGGGGAAGCCGTAGCGGCTGGTGGTACGCGGGCAGCCTTTCGGGGCGCAGCCTTCTTCGCTACCGGCGCGGGGACGGGTGGCGGGGTTGGGATCGCAGGAACAGCCTTCTTCTTACGGCCATGATCTGCCTGGTTATGCCTACCGGGAAGGTGGAACGCCTCCAGGAAGGTAGGAGTCACCCTCGTCGTGGCCGGTAGACCATCGTTAGAACGAAAGGGGGCCCCACCTGCTCGGTTACGGTGCAGCGCGAAGGTCGACTTGCCGGACCTGGCGGGGATGACCGCACTGCCGGGCAGCTCCTCCGCCTTACTGAGCAGGGTCCGCAAGCTGTCGGCAAGCTGCTCGCCGTCTTCACGGTCGAGGCTGATCGGGTAGCCCAGCGGAGTCGCCACTACGAAGCTGCCGTCGGTAAGGAGGCTGACACCCAGGTCGTCGGTGATGTCTTCGCCGTCGAGTACGTCGGCGTCGTCCGGATCCACGTCTTCGTCGGGCAGCTCGACCTTCATCAGCTTCTCGACGGCCTCTGCGAGATCCTCAGCCTCACCGAGGGTCAGCGTCGGCGGGTCCGATACGACGCCTCCCTCGAGGATCTGGATTGTGTGGTCGGTCATGAGCGACAGGTCGACGTTGCCCGCACCTACGGTTTCAAACTCCTGAGGCGGGTTGTTGTCCCGGAGCGCCGTCAGGTTGTCGATCATGTTGTCGAGGCCCTCTTCGTCGAGGTCCAGCTCCAGGAAGTCCGGGTCGTCGTTGGTGTGCTTCGCTGTCGGGATGCCTACGGTGATAGCCGGCCCGATCCCGTCCTCGTCGTCGGGGTCGTCCGGGTCGGCGGTGTAGACCTGCTTCTGGCTGATTGCCAGATAGATAGGGCCGCCTTCGGTTTGCACAATCGTGTCGTCGATGAGGCCCACGTCTGCCGTTTCGTCCCGCTTGCGCCAGAGCGCGAACGCCGCGTCGTCGATCTTTTCGACGTCCCGGTAGGAGAAGTGGACGGTAGCGCCACCCTCGTTGCCGACACCAATGTCCATCGTGCCGTCTTCACGGATCGCGACGTACATGGTGCGGTCGTCGCCGCCGAGGGTGTCGAAGGAGACATCGTCGAGGACGTCGGCCAGGCGAGCAGCCTTACCGTGTTGCCCGTGGTCATCCTGCCGATGTTTCCCCGGCAGGTGGAACACCCCGTGGCCCGTGCTGCGGACCCGCATGGAGACCGACCGCCGACCGCGACAAACGCCGGGGTGTAGTGGGTTGTGACAGGTCCGGCCGCAGTCCCCATGTCCAATCAGGTCCAACGCTTTACTGACGTACAGCGCGAACCGGTCGTACTCGTGCCGTTCCCCATGCACCATCAACGCCTGCGTGTAGGTGCGCAGCATGTCTGTAACGGTGTCGACGTTCATACCTAGCCGCTGCGCCAGCGCTGCCACCGGCACCCAGGCGTCCGCGAGGATCCGCTGCGCGTCCCCTTCCGACACCTCCATCCGGGTGTGCAGCTCTCCCGCCGGTACGCCGGGGAGCCGGCCCCGAACCTTCGCGGTGAGGAGCCTCTTGCCGCCCAACTCCAGCGCCCGCTTCACGATCAGGTCAGCGCCAATCAGCAGCGCTGCCTCCTGCGCAGGTGTCTCTGTGGACTTGGGTGCGGACGGCAGAGCCCGTGGCTTCGGCGCCCCCGTGTTGAGCGGCGGAGGCGGAGGCGGGCTGATACCCGCCGCCTGCTCCTCGATGGTCCACTTGACCCCGATCGCGCTCTGAATGTCCTTGTTGGTGATCAGAGTCGGTTGGGTGAGGACGAGTTGGATAGCGAACTTCCGGATCTGCTCCTCAGGGGCGGGGGCGTCGTCTTCGCTCCAGTTGCCAGCCTTCCGTACTGCCGCATCGGACAGGAGGCCCTTTTCTGCGAGGGCCAGGGCGTCAGCTTGCCGATCGGGGCGGATCGCGAGCGCGGACGTGTCATACCAGAAGGTGTAGGCGTCGGGGTCCTGCCCGAGGATGGTCAAGGCGGGACGTAGGTAGGCGGTGGTGAGCGCGTCAGCGATCCGCCCCAGCAGCGGTTCGATCTGAAGCTTGATGGTGGATTCTTCGATCTGCCAGGCGCTCCAGTGGTTGGAGTCACCTTGCCCGAGGAGGACTTCCGGGGGCAGGTCCAGCCCCACCGCTACTTGCCGTAGGGCCTCCTTCCGCAGCTCGAGGGTTTCCGCCTGGAACGGGGTCTCGAACGTCAGCCACTTGATCTTGTCGATGTACTCGCCGGCTACCTGCACGATGATCGGCACCAGCGCGGCAGGGTCGGACTGGTCGATCAACGCCCGCGCCATCGCGGCCTCGATCAGCTTCATCAGCCCAGCGGAGCCCGACGACTCCGCGTCCGAGCCGGGGAACTCCAGCTCGTCGGGAAGGAACATCAGCCCCGCGCCGGCCAGCCGGGAGTCGATCTGCGCGAAGACCTTCTTCCGCAACTGCTCCAGCTCGCGCAGGTCCGGGAGGGTTGAACGCATGGAGCTGTCGGCGGCGTCGTAGCGGCGCGGGTGCGGGGTCCACACCCGGATCAGTAGGTCTTTGCCGGGCACCAGCGCGTGCCGGCCTCCGCCGTAGACGTGGCTACGGTCGACAATCACCTGCCCGCCTTGACGACGGATCTCCGACGTAGAAACGATGTACCAGATGTCCGTGTCGGCGTTTTCGACTGCCTCGGCGACGATGTACGACTCGCCAACCACATAGAGCTGCGTGCCCAGGATCTTCTGCGCTTCCGCCTTGTTGGCGGGGCCGCCGAACATCGTCTCCGCGATGACCGCAAGCTCCGGGTCGGTGACCTCGTCGCCGGGCTTCTTGGACTGGTCCAGCTCCGCGATGAACAGCCGGCAGCGGCTGATCGCGTTGCCCATCCACGTCGCTGCGTAGTGCGCTGAACCAATCTGATCGAACTGCCGCCACGCTTCCTCTTGCCAGCGCTGGTCGCCTAGCTTCCAGTTCTTCCACGACGTTCCGTCGAGCGCGATAGCGGAGGCTGCTGCTACTACAGCCCGGGGGCGGGGCACCACCAGCGCGGTGCTCTTGCGCCGGCCCAACGCCATGGGTCACCTTCCCGAACTGGAGAGCATGCCGGTTATCTGGCTGAACGCCAGCAGAGCTGCCGGCACTAGGAACCACGGGGACGCTCCGCCCCACCACCATGCGGCGGCGAACGGGGCCGCTACCCAGATACTCATGCACCACTGGCACATCAGGAGGTACGCGCGCCAGTCGGTGCAGTCGTCCTCGGGTGCGTCCCTACACCAACGTCTGATCAGCCGGGCCCTGAGCTGTTCAGTGATGCGGTCCGCTGTGATGAGGCCCGTTACCCGTGCACACGCAAGCGCGTACACGCCGAACGTAAACCACATCATGTGGGGAAGGGTAGCGATCTACCTGGCAAGTTGTAACGTCACCCGGCCGAAACGCCAGCAACGGGCATCCTGCCCCGGGCCTCCCCTCCGCCACCCGGAAGCGCGATGTTGGCCCGGCCGCGCTCGCGGGAACGGAGGTACGCCTGCGCATGGACCAGGGCGTCTACCCGGTCGGGGGAGTCGACGTCCTCATCCGGCACCCAGGTGCACATTTGGTCTTCCAGCTCGAGAAACATGCCGACGTGATGCACCCGGCCTTGCTCGTAACGCATCGAGCAGGGCTCCGCGCGGAGGCGCTTGCCGTGCAGCGCGTGAACGTCTTTCATCGGCGGGGCGCCGCCGGGGGGGAACAGACCTTCGCGCTGCATCTCCTTATAGGCGTCGCCCATGACCTGCGTCAGCCACTGCTTACCGAAATTGTCCTCATAGATGAGGACAGACGCGTCCAGCTCCAGGAACAGCTCCCAAGCCCTTCGGGCGCCGGGCCGCCCCGCGATCTGCTTCGACAGGTCCGCCAGCACGTAATCCTCGTTGTCGACACCCCTGCCTACCCCCACGATCCCCATCTCGTCTGCGGTGCCGGTGCCGGCCGGGTCGACCCCTACCGCGATCATCTTCATGGCCGGCTGCATGCCCGGCGTTACCCGGTACTTCTCGATCAACGCGTGGTTCCACAGCGCACCTTCGACGTCCTCGAGAAGCTCCCCGTGTAGCTCCTGCCGGCCGACCGTGGTGCCTTCGTACTCCCGCCGGAACTCGGCGATGGTGTCGGGGGACAGGTTGACGAAGTTCTCGTAGGTGGAGCCGGTGGTGACACGCACGGCGGGGTCGCCGGACTTGAACCGCCGGTACCAGTCCTTGATCAGCTTGATGGGTTTGGGGGTGGTGGTGACTACGCAACGGGGACGCCCGCCGGGAATGTCGGCGCGGAGTGAGGGCATGATGCCCTCCAGCCACACCTTGTGCGTGTACCGCCACTTGCCCAGCTCGTCGAGCCACGCTCCGGCCGCGTTGTAGCCCCGGCCGGTGTTCTCGTCGTCGACACCCTCGAAGTAGATGATCTGGCCCTCGTCCTGGAGGGTGATCATCGGCTTGGGTGCCTTGGTGTAGTGGTGGCGGACACCCCGGCGTTTCAGTACCGCGATGATCCCGGAGGGGCCTTCGATGCAGAAGGTGCGGGTGTCTGTGAGGGTCTGCCCAACCACCAGCCACTGGGTGGCGTTGCCTGCACGATCGCGGGGGAACTTCAACGCCTGATCGACTATCCACTCAGCTCCGGTGCGGGTCTTGCCCCAGCCCCGGCCAGTGAGCATCAGCCAGATGAACCAGTCGCCGGGTGGCTCGTGCTGCTCCGGCCGCGCTACCCACCACCACTCGCCCTTCTCGATGTCGGCGAGGACCCACTCCTCCTGCTCCGCGAGCCAGTCCTCGGCGATCACCGCAGGCAGGGATGCGAGCCGTTCCTTGGGGGACAGGGACACGCGTACCTCCGGTGTTGATCTGGCCGCCAGGGTAGCCGAGCCGCCCGGAGCAGGATGTATGATCAGGCAACACAACGACCCCCGGGAGGAAGACGCATGATCAAGATCACGGTCCCGATCGCGCAGGGCCTGCTCGCTCGAGCTGTCCTCACGCAGGGCCCCGACTTCATCTACAACCCGCCGGTCAATGCCGGAGAGCGGACAAAGAACTGCCGTAACTCACCGAACCCGGACGCCCCTGAGGATCACCCGATGCGGATCACCGGCTGCCTCGTCGGCACGGCGCTGACCCTGCACGGGCTCACCGCACACACCAACGAGTACAACAACAACGGGAACGTTCTCGACTTCCAGTCGAGACACCCCGAGGCGCTGACCGAACAGGCTGCCTACTACTTCTTCGCCGCGCAGGCGACGCAAGACGGTGGGGAGAGCTGGGGCGCCGCCTACGCGGGGGCGGAGGAGCAGGCAGCTTCGCTGGCCACCGCCGAGCGGATGATTGCCGAACAGCTCGCCGCCGGACAGGAGACCAAGGAGGACACGGAGAAGTGAGGGAAGGTAACCGGTCCTACTCGAAACGCCTGGCCCGCCGCCGGGAACGGCGGGAGGGGAAGAAGGAGGCGCGTACCGGGTGAGGTCCAGACTGCTCACCCCCTACGAGGTAGGGGCCGTGTTCGGTGTTGGTGAAGCGACTGTGAACCGATGGGCGGTGCGCCGGCTGTTGCCGTACGTGGAGACGGCTAACGGCCGGCGCTTCGCCGAGGAGGACGTGCTCGCGCTGCTGCACGTGCGCGCGGAACTAGGCGAAGGTGGCGGCCGGGAGGTGGCGTGGTGAGTGAAGTTCCGTTCTACATCAACCCGAGTGAGCTGACCGCCCAGCAGGTATTTCGAGTGGATCAGAACGTGGCGCAAGCCTCAGAGATCCTCGACCAGGTCGTCGCCGGGGCCGTCGAGCATCTACGGGAACATCGTCTACCGGGGCACAGCCCTATCTGCCTAGGTGAGGCGACGGTGGTGTTGATTGGTGAGGGGTTGAGCCCCGGCGCGCTCCAGCGGCTGCTTACCTTGGCTGTGCATCGACTAGCGGAACGGAAGCTCAGGGGGGAGCGGCAGGGTGGAGATAGGTAACGTGCGATCCACGGGGCAGCGGTACGAGGCGGGAGGGCGCTGGCGGGGCCAGATGCCTCCGTTCGACGGTAGACATCTGTGGATCGTTTTGGCGGTGTACCGGGTTACTGACCCCGCCCGCGTGCGGCAGCTCATGGGACCGGGCAACCTGCTGACTGTTGAAGGGGTGGGGTGTTTCTGGTGCGGAAAGGAGTGGACCGCAACCGTGGGCGCCCACTGCGCAGGCGGGTCCGGCGTGACAGAAGGGTCACAGTCTGCCGACTAGACGGGAAGACCACATTCCGGACATGGGATCAGGCGGTAGGCGCGGCGCACAGACTCGCCGCGTCTACTCGTATCCCGGCCACTAATCCGTACTGGTGTGTGGCCGCAGGGGGCTATCACCTGACGCGTAGCAGCCGGGCGGAGTACGACGCCCGGCGTGCGGCATGGGTAGAAGACGAGGAGAGCGATGAACAGGATTCCACTGCTGTTCCTCAGGGACCCGCAGTCGATGCGGGTGAGGGATGAGGTGCGGCCGACGCGTACGAGATCGACGAGAGAAAAGGGAGAAGAGACCATGACCGACACCATCACCGAGTGGACGTCTCCCCGGCCGACGATCAACCTGGAGTTGGCCCGGGAACTGCTGGCCTCGGCCGAGGCCACGCAGGGCCCCGAATTCCGGTACAACGCGACGGGGAAGAAGACGGCCTGCTTCAATGCGCCCCTGGCTGATGACGCCCTGACGGCCGCCTACTTCTCGGACTTTGGCATGCCCGCCAAGGACGACCCGAGACGCATCACCGGCTGTCTCATCGGAACGGCGTTGACGCTGCACGGGGAAACCCGCCACGCCGTGTGGCCGTGGCTGAATTCGCCCATCACCAGCTTCGCCATCGCCCACCGGGACGAACAGGTGATGACGCCGGCCGCGTCCCGGTACTTCGCCGCAGCGCAGAACGTCCAGGATCGCGGCGGGACGTGGGGTGAGGCCCGCGCAGCGGCGGAGGCCCTGGTGAAGGTGCTGACCGCTGCTGAGCTGGCCGGTGTACCGCAATGGTTCGACGAACAGGCCACGACGGAGGGCCCGGCGTGAACCCGGACGGGGACCGGCCAACGGACCATGACTGTGACACCGTCGGCTGGCCGTACGTGGCGTGGCGGCTGATCGGCGCCGTGGTGTTCCTGGCCATCGTCGCTATGTGCCTGGGCTGGAGGCCGTGGCAGTGAGACTGTCCAGGCCCTGCTACGACAAGATGCACCGCTGCCCCGGGTGGGCCGGTGGCGGTAACCGGCACGCCCGGGTGCAGCGGTGCGACAACGGCCGGTTGCGCGGCTCGATCGACGGCAGCCTGTACGAACGCCGGTTGTGGCGGTGGCGGTTCAACCGCTGCACCGTGTGCGACGTGCTGGTCCTGCCGTGCGCGGTGCGGTACGTGGACCCGTCGAACTGGTGGTTGGAGATCCGGCTGTGGCTGATGCGCCACGACGGCACCAACAAAGGGTTCTATGTCGAACGGGCCGAGGACATGGACTACGGCGGGTTTGCGGTGGCGTTCAACGCCGGTCGGGTCGGGGCCCGGGAACGGCAGGTGGAACTGGGCGTCCAGTGGGGCCGCCGCGTGTGGGCCATCGGATACGCGTGGTGAGGCTTCTCGATGCGTATCAGGTGGGAGCGGTGTTCGGTGTCAACGAGGCCACGGTGCGTCGTTGGGTCGCCGCGCGGCTCCTGCCGTTCATCCGCACAGCAGACGGCTACCGCTTCCGTGAGGAGGACGAGGAGTCGGCGTGGATCCGGCCGGGCTGGTTCGTCGCGGTCTGTGGGTACGGGCGGTGTCGTGAGGCGGCCGGGTTCCGTAGCCGCGAGAAACGCGACCGGTGGGCTTTCGATCATGGGTT